CTTCGTCGATGGCGAAGAACAATCCCAACAGGCCGCCTAATCAATCATTTCAACAAGGATGCGCACGACTCCGATACACAACCTTTGACAATATCTCCTATCCGGCTAACCCGGAGGCTTACGTGCCGCTCGTGGTAAGCCTTATGAGCGGCACGGTGCTCTCCGAGAGCTGGGGGCAAGTCCGGGGCGATTACGGGAGGAACGGCATCTTCGATGCCGTCGCCATTATTACCGGGCTAACGGAGACGAAGGATTTCCCCAAGGTTTACCAACTCGTACGAAAGGCGTACGAGGAGTTTAAACGCCTCCCGGCCCTAAGCGAGGCGGAATACCAGCAAAGCGTCGTCGAGGCCGTTTACGAAGCGAAGAAGCGATGCCTCCCCTATTTCCCGGCGAGCCGGGAAACCTTTAGCGCTCGGCAACTATGGGACCCGCTCCCGATCGAGGTCCGGGAGGAGGAGTTCGGGGGAAGTTTCTTCCGGTTTAGCGACTTCCTAAAGGATCTGGCCCGGGAAGATCCGACCGAGGGCCTTTTTCGGGTCGAACGCATCGCGAACGGTCACGGTAGCCGGTTTCGTCTTAGCGGGAACGAGGAGAATACATCCCAGCATCAGAAACTCCTCTCTTCTAAGGGGTAAAAATACATCCCATACCCCAGTAAATGGCATTAGAACCGGAAAAGTACATTCCAGCGACCATACTTTCCTCTCTTCTATCCCCTATCGTAGTAGGTGTAGCTGTAGTAACGTACGTTTTAGAAATCTTAACGAGGAAAGTATGGTTTCCCCTTTGTTAAGATTTCTAAAACGGGGCCTTACTACCCGCGCCTCCTAACCCGCGATACGGGATAAGCGGTTCGCGGGCTCGCTTCGCGACCACCGCCGCCCCGCTGGCGCGTCATTCGACTCCCGGAGCACGGGGGAGAAGGGGGTTCGGGAGAATTCTCCCGATCCATGCGAGGAGGGGGGAGTTATCCCGGATCGTTATCCCCGTGTAGCTGGTCATGACGGACGAGGGTCTCCATTAATCGGAGGGCCTCTTTTCCCGGGATGAGTTTTTTGCCGGAGATTGGTTCGTTCGTCTCCGCGTCGTATATCGCGTAAGCATCGCGATTCTTTAACTGGAAATAACGGTACCCTTTTTCCCGGGCCATTTTTACCAGCTGGTCATGTATTCCATGTCGACCGGCATTCGCTAACCGGTACTTCAGTTCTTCGATGGAGAGAGGCATATCTCAATTATAACGGTAGCGGAACCGACACCTTTATCCCGGAGCGGCCTTTAATGGCATCCCGGAGGTGACTCACTTATTCCGCGCTCCGCACCCCGGTTTTAACTAATGGCCCAGTAAGTATGACTGATTGTTCTCCGTCTGCGATGTAAGAGGGTATTTTTCTGGGTATGACTCCCCCGACCGTCTGCTTAGCCATGATCGTCCGCGACGAGGCCCCGGTTATCCGGCGATGCCTCCTCTCCGTGCTCCCCTTAATCGATACTTTCGTTATCGTGGATACCGGCTCGACCGACGAGACGCTAAAGATAGCCCGGGAAACGCTAGGGAGCCTCCAGGGCGCGTTTTACGAGCGACCGTGGGTAAACTTCGCGGTTAACCGTTCGGAGGCGCTAGAATTCGCTTATACGAAGCCGGAGAAGTCGGACTACGTTCTAATTATCGACGCCGACGAGGTGCTTTCCATTCCGGACGGCTTCGAGCTACCGGTGCTCGATAAGCACGCTTACTCTTTCCCGGTCTACTCCGGCGACATCGTTTATTATAAGATTCAGCTGGTCGATAACTCCCTCGAATGGGAATACCGGTGCCCGGTGCACGAGTACATCTACTCCCCGCAAGCCTCCTCCGAGGGAGTGCTCGACGGGATACGCACCTTCCGTTATGCCGACGGAGCCCGGGCCCGCGATCCCCTGACCTACAAGAAAGACGCTCTCCTCCTCGAAAAGGCGCTCCTAGAGGAGCCGAATAATACCCGTTACGTTTTCTACCTGGCCCAGAGTTACCGGGACGCCGGGGAACTCGATCTCGCTCTCCGTTATTACCGGCGGCGGGGCCGGATGGGGGGATGGATCGAGGAGGTCTATTATTCGAAGTACCAGGTCGCCGAGCTAAAGGCTCGTCTCGGAGATTCGGCTCCGGAAGTCTTAACCGCTTATCTCGACGCTTTCCGGACTAAGCCGAGCCGTATGGAGCCGCTCTACCGGATCGGCCTCTATTATTCTTCTATGGGAGAGTACGATCTCGCCTACCTTTTCCTTTCCCGGGCCATGACGATTCCTTTCCCGGAGAACGACCGCCTTTACGTCGAGCGGGACCTCTACCGTTTCCTCCTGCCGCTCGAATTCGCGGTTTCCGCTTTTTATGTCGGTTATGATGACGAGGCCCTCGACGTTTACGATGCTCTTCTCGCGGAAAGGGAACTCCCCGATCCGCTCCGGGCGCTCGGAGAACGTAATCGGAAATTTAGTCTCGACCGGCTCGGGAGTTTCTAGCTCTTAGACGAACTCCCAATCGTGCTTTAGCGGCAAGGGAGGGTAACCGATCGATTTAACCGGTACGATGTAGCCCGGTTTCGCCTTCGGATAGAAGAAGAGTTTCCCCGCTACCCTCTCCATGCTTTCGAGGAGATGCATAATCGAGGATTCCATGCAGTGGATTTCCCGGGCCGTCTTTAGGTAGGGGACGTGGTCGAGGAGGCTCTCCGTAAAGGGCGGTCGGTAACCCTCGACCGGTACGACGTAACCCCGGGAGGCGTCGTCGTGGACGAAGATCTCCGGGCCCTCGACCGGCTCGATTTCCCGGGCGAGCGCGGTTATCGGGCAATAATCCCAGCGAGCGCTAAAGGGAGTGCCTCCCTTTACCCCGAAGCCCCGGTACCAGGCCATGGGCGGCCCGAAAAGAGTGTATTTCGGGTAGAGTTCCCGCACCTTCGGGTCGCCGGTAAAGACGGCATCCGTAACTTGGATGCCGGGATAGTTGCGGTAGAAGGCGCTTACCGAGGCCCGCCATTTCGAGGAGCAGTTAACCCGGATCGGCTCCCCGCGTTTTAGATGGGCGTAGACCGCGCCCCCGCTAATGATAATGCTATCGCCGAGAGCGAGGCCGTCGAGTTCGTGCGGGAAGAGGGGAGGAGCGGCGTTCACCGCGATAAATACTACTCCCGATTCGGACCGTGAAGTTGATAAATTCAATATCCCTATCGATACACTAACTGGATGTTTTACAAGAACTAACTTAATCCATTAACTTTCTCGTTAAAATACCCTTAGATTCTCCTTTACTATACCGTATAGCGAACGTACTACCTTCCTATACCGCAAAGTTAATAAACGAATGCACCTCTTCGACCCCAAATTAATGGGCAAAGTCCGCCGGGCTTACAGGAAGGCTGGGATCGACCCGACGGAGGAGCAAGCCTCCGCTTTCTTAGACGAACTCCTTACTTTAAACGTGCCGGTGCTTAACCGTAGCTCCTCCCGAATCGCTAAGGTTCTCCGGGGAGAGGTCCCCATAGCTAGTTTAATCGCCTCCGCTTCGGCGGCCCCCAATAGCCCCGTAGGGCGCGTTACGAGCGTTTCCGCTCTCGCGACCCGTTCGGCGGGGGAAAGCATCCAGGAGAAGCTCCGCAAGGCCCTTCTCGTCCTTCTCGAAGAGCACCGGGTCGCCGGAACGATCCCTACCTCCGCCCGCTTCCTTTTTTACGAGTTGGTCGCTCGGGGCATTATAAGCAAAAAGGTGGAAAACGGGCGGGCCGATTCGCCCATGTCGAAGGCGCTTACCACCCTCCGCAAGCGGGGGGAGATCCCTTGGAGCTGGATCGCCGACGAGACGAGATCGGTTACCGATTTCCGGGGCGTAACCTCGGTTAAAGTGGGGGTTTTCGATACCCTAGACGGTATTCGGCTCGATCTTTGGGATAAGGAAGCCCCGTTTATCCTAACCGAGAGCCGCTCCCTAGCCGGGGTTCTTCATGGTTTAGCTTACCAGTACGGGGTGCAGATCGCGGCGACCAATGGTCAGTGCCAAGGGTTCTTGCATACCGATGTCGCCCCCGCCCTCCATGCCGACGCGATCGTTCTCTACTTCGGCGACCTCGATCTTTGCGGCGGCGACATCGAGGGGAATAACCGCTCGGTTCTAGAGTCGATCGTGGGCCCTCTCCAATGGGAACGTCTCGCCCTAACCCCGGCTCAGGTACGGCAATACAGCCTTCCGAGCATTACGAAAACGGATAAGCGCTTTAAGGCCGGGGGCGGCGTTCACCAAGCGGTCGAAACGGAGGCCCTTAGCCAGAGCGTTATCGTGCAAATTCTCGAAGACCGCCTCCTCGCGCTTCTCCCGGAGCCGCTAGAGGATGTAAACGCCCGGGCCGACGCGGAGCGGGAGATTATCCGTAAAGTTTTAGAGGATAACCTATAAGCGAAATACCACCACTGTTCCTTTCCGAGCATGAGGTAAAGGAAAATGAAATCCTTTCGACGGGCTAAAGGTTAAAACGAGCCACGGTGAAAAATGAGTGACGATTAATTTATGAATGACGATTTAACTGAAATGATAACGAAAAGCGATCTTCAGGAGCTAAGAACCTGGGTGATTAAGCGGGAGATAAAAGCCATCTGGTGGTTCGCTTATATCATGCTGGGCTTTTGGGCGATGATCCTCTTCTCGGCCTGGGTTCTCGTTAACGTAACAACTTTCTCCCTTAATTGGAGAATGGACGAACTTTTGTCCCGCTTAGCTAAATGAGTTTTTAGGAGGCAAATTTAACGGACGCCTCCGCACGCCCGGGAAGAGAAGCGGAAGGTTTCGCATGGAGGCGAAAAATCCTACGAAATGAACCTCGATATGCGAAATAAGATAAGAACCCTGTTTATGGCCGCGCTCGGCCTGGTAATGAGCGCACAGATGACCTTCAGCGCCTCTCCGGCGGCTTCCGGCGGGAATACGGTCATCTCCTACCTCCCCTATACGATAACCGCTCCCGGGACCTACGTTCTAAAAGCGAATCTAAGCTACCCGAGCGACGGCAACGTGCCTCCGGCGATAACCGTCGGTCCCAATCTAACCGGCCCGGTAACGCTCGACTTAAAAAACTTTTCCCTTATCGGTTCCGGGCTCTACATCGGCTCGGTTACCGGGATCGTGGTACCCCGGGGTAACCAGTTTACTATAACCGTGCAAAACGGGACGGTAACGAAATTCGATTGCGGGATCTCCGCGACGGACGCGGGCAATCTTACGCTAAAGAACATAAACTTTACCAGTAATACGGAGGGGCTCGTCTTTACCCGGGTCGGGGGAGCGACGGTTACGAATTGCGCCTTCGTCGGACCGGCTCCGGATTGCAACGGGATTATCGATTCCGGTTCGGACGGAGCGGTTAACCTCTACGACTCGGTTACTTTCTCGAAGATCGACCACCCGCTTATCGTCGGCGGCACGCAGGACGACGGCGCGTTTACCTTAAATTTTAAGGCCACCCCGGTTAAGGCGACAAAATAATCTCCCCTAAACCCTCGATCGGGGGCCGGTGCGAAGTTTTTCTCGCCCGGCTCCCGGTCCCCTTTTTTCTCTATGATAAAGCAAACCCTACTGGCCCTCGCGAGCCTCGCAATCGCGATTACGGCGCAAGCCGCTCCTCCTTTTCCCGTCTCTACTTCTACGGCAACGCCGGTTAACGTCGTAGATGCACGTAACGCGGTCTTGCAACAAATAACCGTTACCGCAACCGGGACCGGAACTCCAACTAGCGCGGGGTCCGGAACCGGGACCGCATCGGTGCCTATTCCGGCGGGTAAAATTTTCGTGCTAGAATTCGTTTCGTTTTCTTTTTCGTTACCGTCTACACCCAGCGGCGAAAGCCTTAACGTTAAAAGTTTATCTTTAAGCGTCAATGGTCCCCACCTAGACGGTTCCACGGGTCCGGTCGAATACCAATTACCAATACCTTCTAATAGTGCTGGTGTTGATGCTTCTTTCTCCTTTGCTAGCAATCAAGTACTCCGCCTCTACGCGCAACCGGGAACGACGATCGACGTCCATCTTACGGTGCAAAGTGCCGGGGGCCCGCTATCGGCGTCCGCCTCCGTCTCCCTTTGCGGTTATCTCGTCAACAAATAAGTCTCCTCCCCGGAAGAGCCCCGCTCCGGCGGGGTTTTTCTTAGGAAATTAATCCTGATATGCTTAAAAAACTCCTTTTCTCTTTAATGGCCTTCGCGAGCCTCGCACTTACGGCGCAAGCCGCTCCCCCGGAAACCATCTCCTATCTACCTTTTACAATCTCCGCCCCGGGCACTTACATTTTAGCTAGGGATCTAACATTCTCTAATAGCGGCTCGGCGATTAATATCTCTTTCGGCCCTTCCGGTCCCGTAGTTATCGATTTTAAAGGCCACACTATTACCGGTCCCGGATTTATCACCGCTCCCGGTTTAAATTTTCAAAGTACGGCAATAACGGTAGGGGGAGAAAATCTTTACCCGATTACCATCCGGAACGGTACCCTCTCCAATTTCGAAGGCGGTATAAGGACCGCTGGCGGTTGTAGTGCCACTAATAATCTTACCATCGAATCGATGATCTTTAACCTTCCTACGAGCCATGGTGCGTTCGGTTCGGGCGGTTCGGGAGTTTCTTTCGACGGTGCGTCTAATTGTCGCGTTAAAAATTGTACCTTTAACGCGGTAAGCACCGATCCCTCCGGAAGTTCCGGAATAGGGGATAACGATCCGCAAGGGGGCAATAGCTACGAGAACAATACCTTTAACGGCGTCTCGGCCCCCTTTTCCATTACCACCGATTTCGACTGTGGCATAGACCAGATAGTTCTCGATGCTAAGTACCGTCCGGAAAAACCGAAGCGATAGTACCCGATAAAAGAAACGGCTCTCGATCTAACCTCACCCGAGGAAGCGAGAGCCGCTTTTCGATATAATTAATAACTAATAAGGTTCCTTTTTATAGAACGAAACCGCTTCTCGTGCATCTCCTCTTTTTCCTTTTTCTTCTCTTTATCCTGGCGACGTCCCGGATGCGGAGTTGCGGTTGTTTAATTTTGCTTCTTCTAATCGTTCTCCTATCCGGTATAGTAACCTCGCACTCGCATTTATGAAAGAAGAAAAGGAAAAGGAATCCCCGGAAACCGCCGTTCCGAAAGGGGTAAGCGCTTACATGCGCAAGCTCGCCCGCAAGTCGCACGCCGCCCGTAAAGGCACCCCGAAGGCGATCGCTCACGCGAAGGACATGGCTTTAAAGAGCGCGGCGGCCCGTAAGAAGCGGGCGGAGGAACGCCGCTTAGCCGGGACGACTCCGGAGGCGGCGTAATTAAATGCCGGAATGTATACTTGGGCGAATGCCATGGTCCAATTCGACTACGACCCGGATAGCGGCCTCGTAACTCTTTGCGAGGTTATTAACGGGGAGCGGATTCGAACCATCGAGAGCCGTTACATCGAGCGCAATCTAAGCAAGAAGCAATTCTTCGATAAACTTATAGAGGCGGTAAAATGCACCCCGGAAGAAGTGACATTGAAGGATTTAAAGGATTAGAGAACCTCGATCCCGGAGAGACCTATTCTTTTACCGGCGAACAGCTGGCCATGTTCATTCGCGGCTCCGTCGGGATCGCTAATGAGCTTTATACTAAGATGGGGACCGGCAACGACGAGGCGGTTTACCGGGAAACGATCATGATGCAAATGGAGGGCCTCCTCGTCGAGCGGGAACTCGTCCGGCGCGGCATCGTAAAGAACCCTAAGCACCAACTCTATCCGCTCCCTTGAACGCCCAACTTTTTATCGTTACCTACGCGAAGGATCTCGATTGGCTAGCCGTCTCCTTGCGTTCGGTAGCGAAATATTGGAAGTCGGAGTACCCGCCGCTTATCGTGGCCAATATTGATAGCTGGGGGAAGCTCCCGCGCATCGTCCGCGAACTAAACGCCCGGGTGCATTGGGTAGACTTATGGTCGGACGGACGCCGGGACCAGGTCTACGTTAAGATGCACGCCGACGACTATATCGCCCCGGAGGCGGATTCGGTTCTTTACCTCGATAGCGACTGCCTTTTTTCGCGTCCGGTCGATCCTAGCCTACTCGTAGATCCGTCGGGGCGGCCCTACGTACGGATGCGATCCTACGCCTCCGCTTTAGACGAGGGGATAAACGGTCGGCGGCTAAACGAGATCGAGAACTGGTCTTATCGCGGCTATCGAGACGTTATCCGGGAAATTTTAACCGGGGAGTCTCCGGTCTACGAGTACATGCAAGCTATGCCCTACTTGTACTACAAAGACACGGTTCGGCGCACCCGGGAAGCGATCGAGAAGCGGTGCGGGAAGAGGTTAAAAGAAGTCATGTTCGATTACCATTCCTCCCTCTTTTCCGAGTTTAATCTCTTCGGGGCTTACGCCGCCCGTTACGAGCCGGAGCGTTAACGCTTCCTTTTGCCGGAGGAATACGGGCCGAAGTGCGTGCGCGAATTCCATAGCTGGACGCAAAGCCCGGAGGATAAAAAGAGCGAGATCGAGGAGATCCTATGCCGATAGTCTATAAGCCTTATTCGTGGTATAAGGAAGGGAAGTACATGGGAGAGGTTTACCTCTCGGAGATGAAGTTGTTTATTCCTAAGCCGCCTTCTCCGGAAACCGATCCTTTGCGCGATCCTCTACCGCTTCTCGCGAAATTAAGTATGAGTAATAAGCTCTACGGCAAGGTTTACTTGGATAACCAGTTCCTCGGCATCGCGGAGGTGAGCCTGGAAATGGTAACCCTAGCCGAGATCGCTTTTCCGTTAATGGGGGGGAAGAATGCGGATCTTCTTTTTCGCGGGAGTACCGGCGGCAACCCAGCCACGGGGATGGTAGATGTACGGATGCCGGTTTCGCTTTCCGTACTTCGCGATTTAATCCCGGTCCGGCACGAGCAAGTGCATACGGATAACCCGAACTACGACGAATAATTTATCTTTGACGAATTGACCGGATGGATAAGATCGACGGATTAGCCGCTAGCCTCGAAGAGGAATTAGCCAAGCTCGAAGCGAAGCTAGTGCGCACTTCCTTAGAGCAGAATTATATCTGGGCGATCCGGAGCCTTCTCCGGCAATATTACGCCGAGATTAAGGGCAAGTAATCTTACCGCCCGCATAGCTTAGCGGTAGTTCTCGGGCGTATGAGAGAGAAGGTTCGCGACATTACCGCAAGTCGGCACGGCGGGAACGCGGAATCGGCTTTAGCCTTCCGCGATCTCCGCCCGCACCTTGCCGAGCAAACCGCCCGAGTAGCTTCGATTATCCTTCAACATCCGCACGGTCTAACCGCGCAGGAAATCGAGAGGATCTCCGGCATTCCGTATAATTGTGTCTCCGCCCGTTGCGCGGAGTTAAAGGCGGAGGGTTTAGTCCTTCGCAAGAAATTGGGTACCAACCTCGAAGGAAAGCCGTTTTTCGAGCGGCGGAAAACCCGTTCCGGATCGCTAGCCGTCGTCCTAATCTGGAATCCGACGATTAGCCCGTCGACGATCGGCTGGGTGAAGGAACTCTTCGAAGCTCCCGCCTCCTAACCGCTAAAAACCGCTAACCCTGAAAACGAAAAACGGCTCTCCTAATCCTCACCTAAGGTAGGGAGCCGTTTTTCGGTATATGCCCTGACTTTATTTTATGAGAGAGTTTAACCTATCCGATCTTATAGAACGAGAACGAGCGCGTAGTTTTAAGCGTATGCCTCGGGCCCGCGTTCAACATCAGGTGAAGTATAGTAAAACGATGGAGCTAGGCAACGGTCAACGCTTCGAAATGTGCGCCAATTCCAAGAACGGTTATTTCACTACCATTTCCCGCAACGTTTTAAAGGATGCGCCGGTCGTGGTCGGTCCGACCGATCTAAACCGGGAGCAATGGCTAGAGCTAGCCGAGGTTTGTACGAAAATCGCGAGTCTAGTAAAAAGCCGGAATATTAAGGAATTTTTTAATCCGAACTCCCCGCTCGATAGCGAGTTGTATTGAACGTAATTAACCGCGATGAACATGGTAGTTAAAGCGGTCATGGCGGTTAAAACCTTAATTATCGTGGCTTCCGCCGCCGCTTTAATCCTGGAAGCCTTTATCGCGAAGGAGACTTTTAAAATTGAAAAAGATACCGATAACCTCGTGAAGATCGAAGGCCAGATCCGGGATCTCCTTTCTATGGCGGATAAATATGGCAAACCGTCCGCCACCCCTACCCCGGAGACGAAATAATTTATGCCCGATGAGGAAAAGAAGAGCACCGGTAAATCGACCGACTGGACGAAAATCGTCGGAGCGGTCGCCGGGGGAGTGCTTCTCGCTTTGCAAGGAGCCAATCTTTCCGAGGTTTCTCACGGCAACTCCAATGGCGAGAAGCGTATGGAGACGCTCCAGCAATTGTTAGTAATTTCGAAGAACATTGACGCTTCGCTTAAAAATCAGACCCAAATGCTAGAGCATGACGAGCAAAGCGCCTCTAATCAAAAAGTTATCCTGGACACGATAAATAAAGCGATTAGCGAACGGCGTACCCTCCTCCAGCAAAGCATTGACGAGTTAAGGAAAGAAAACCATCCGACGCCTTCCTCTACTCCTTCCCCGACGCCTTAAATGTGTTTATGGAATTCTGGAAACTATGTCTAGCCTGGGGTTGTTTAACCATGTTTTTCGGAGTTCCGATCGTCCTTTTTACCTTGCATATTTGGAACCTACAAACGCCCGCCGCTTTTATCCAACATATTCAAGAATTTAAATATATTGGGGAATATCTTCGTACAATAACGGCGATTATCATTTCGCTCGCCGGACTACATACCGTCGAATTTTTTAAAAAGTGAACTGGCAACGCTATAAGATCTGTCTTTCGAACGGGTTAAAAGCGTCTTCCGCGCTAATCGCCGCCGTCGATATACCGGTCGATATGCAGGTTCTCGGCGATATGGTTTTATATCATTTTCCGGCTTACCGCATCCGTTTCTTTAAAAACTAAGCGAGCCGGGTATTTACGCGATAGTACCCCGGTTCGCTCGGATGCCATCGCAAGTCTCTAAGCGGATCGGGGGAAGTGTTAAGATTTCATTTTCACCGCACAAGTTACCGATGCCAATAATAATGGTTACCGTAGTCCCTCCAATGCGGCAAACGCATCGTGAATAGATAAGCGGCTGTAGTTGAGGAGTTCGAGATCGTTACTCGTCGGACTCGTCTTGCGAGCATACGGACGCCACTTCATATTGGCCGTACTACCGTTAACGAGATCGTTAAACTTCATGCAAACGCTAGCGTAGTTGCCGCATTTGATATTACATATATTCTCTCCGTCGAGCGGCGCGGACGGGTAGCCGTAATTAGGCTCTCCGCAAAGGATGTCCGCTTTTATTATGACGTAAGCGCCCCAGTTGGGCATCATGCTCGGGCGCGCGTATAAGTGCCAGCGATTGCGATTCCGAATCAGCTGGTAAGTTCGGTCTTCGATAATTAAATGTGTGGGAAGCATTTGAGAAAATTACCGCCCGCTTTAACAAGTTGAAGACATTTTACGAAAAATTCCATCTAATAAGCCAATAAGGTCACTAATGACCTAGGGATTGAGGTACTCCGTCGTCAGCCAATAAGTCATAGGTTCTTTCAAAAAGCGCGATCGTTCAGCGGACGCTGGCGACGTGAATTTCGATTTAGGGTGAATTAATTGTAATGTACGTCTCCAGCCAAAAATGTGTATTTTTACATTTAATGGTTGATTTGACCCGAAAAACGACGTGAACGTCGTTTTTAAGCGAGCTAGAATGTGCCCGATTTTGCGGGTATATATTTGAGTATGGCTTCTCAAAAAGAGATAAAGGACTTCTTGGATCGGAAGAGATCTCTCCGTATCCAGAGACAAGCGGAGCTAGGCGCATGGCTAGAGCAGGTAGCCGTTATGCAAGAAGCGCTAGGCCGCAAGCTAGAGGAGAAGGAACTATCCGAGGCTCTAATCCAGTACAATAAAGTAAACCCTCCGGTAATTTACGATATTATCCCTAACGAATGAGTGAGGTACTCGATTTCGGCGACCAGGAGGTAAGCTCCCGAGAACTCGGCAACGTGCTCGGGCTCTCCCGGAGTGCTATAAACGCTCTCGTTAAGAGCCGGGTCTTCCAGACGGTACCCGGGCACGGGCGGGCGACTTATCTAAAGCTCGGGCCCTCCGTGCGTTCCTTCGTCATGTTCAAGGCCAATAACGCCGGGGATACGGAGAACGTAAAAGACATTCACGAAGCCCGCCTCCGCAAGCTCCGGGCGGAAGCGGAGGCGAAGCAACTCCTCGTCGCCCAACTTAAGCGGCAACTCTTCCGGGAAGAGGACATCCGCCAGATCGTCGGCGATATGTGCATCCGGGTGCGCTCGAAGATCCTCGCCATTCCCTCGAATACGACGGTGCTTATTACCGGGAAGACGAACCCGATCGAGGTAAAGACGGTGCTCGAACGAGCGGTGCGGGAAGTGCTCGCCGAGATTACCCCTTACTCCCCGGATACCTTCGCCGCCCGTAACCCGCTCGCCCTACCGGTAGATCCCTACGATGACGACGGCGGCGAACAAGGATCTACTCCGGGCCCTTAGGCTTTTTCAGGAACTTCATAAGCTTTTCGAGCCTCCGCCCATCCTCGATTTAGTAGCCTGGGCGAACTCGACCCGCCAGCTTACCTCCGAGGGGGCCGTCGAGCGGGGTTCTTTTAACTACGATAAGGTGCCCTACCTTATCGAGCCCTCCAATTGCTTTACCGATCCCCGGGTCGAACGGATCGTTATTAAAGGTGCGGCGAGAACGGGTAAATCCGAGGCTCTTCTCGTTAATCCGCTCGGGTTCATAATCGAGCATGACCCGGGCCCGGTAATGATCGCCTACCCGGGCGAGGATCTTATCGAGAAGTTTTGCGGCCAGAAGCTCGTCCCCCTCCTCCGGGATAACCCGACGATTAATCCCCGGGTGCATAAGGGAGGCCGGACGGCGGAGGGGGGCACGAATAAGATGAAGCGGAAGACCTTCGACGGGGGTTCCGTGGAGGTTGTTAACGCCGACATAGGATCTAGCTTCCGTTTGGCGGATGTCCGTTACGCCTTCTTCGACGAGGTAGACGCGGCGAAGCCGAATTGCCAGGGGGAAGGTTCTCCGGTAAAGCTCCTAATTAAGCGGACCCAAAATGCCCCGAACCGGAAGATCGTCCTCATTAGTAGCCCGACGGTCGCCGGGGGCTCTTTAATCGAGGACGCCTACTTAGATAGCAGCCGGGAGGTCTATACGATCCCTTGCCCGTCCTGCGGTACTTACAACGAGCTTCTATGGAACTGGAAGAAGGAGGAAACCGGCTACCCTTCCGAGTGCGAGTTTCGAATGCGCTTTCGCGATGCCGCTATTTGTTGCGTCTCCTGCTACGAATATTTCAGCCAGTGGCAATGGCTATCGAAATCGCATCTTGGCAAATGGATAGCGACCAATCCGGGTTGGAAGAGCGGGAGGCACCGGGGTTTCTGGATCACTGGTCTCGTCAGCCCCTGGGTCTCCTGGGAGGTGCTCGTCGAAGAGTACCGGGAAGCCGTCGCTCTCCTAAAAGAAGGAAGACCGGCGGAGTTTATAACCTTTCTAAATACGGTGCTGGCCGAACTCTACGAGGAGGATCTCGGCGAACGGCTGGACGAGGAGGTCTTCTTCGCCCGGCGGGAAGTGTATCTCGACGAGATACCGGAGGGCGTTCTCTTAATAACTTGTGGCGTTGACACGCAAGACTCCTGGCTAGCTTATAGCATCCTCGGTTGGGGAAAAGACCACGAGTGCTGGTGCCTAGAGGCGGGGGTTATCGAGGGGGACCCGGCGGATAAGAAAACCTGGGAAACCTTCGACCGGGTTATCTATAACCGGGAGTGGATGCGGGGGGAAGAGGTGTTAAAGATCGATCGTACCTTTATCGATTCGGGCGGGCATAAGACGGATTTCGTCTACGAAAATTGCCGGGGTAGAGGACCTAGATTGTACCCTTGCCGGGGGATCGACGGAGAGGGCAAAAGCGTCATTATTAAGCGTTTCGATCCGAAGGAAGGCAAACCATTCCGCTATGAAATTGCCACGGACATGACGAAAAACGAACTAGCTTCCCGCTTGCGGGTGCAAGATCACGGCCCGAGTTATTTTCATTTTCCCCGGGGCGAGGATGGGGAGGAGATACGCGGGTTCGATCTCAACTTTTTTAAGAGCCTCTGCGGCGAGCGTCAGAAGGAGCTAGTCGACGCGAAGGGCTTCTCCCGCACCATTTGGACCCGCTTTCGGCGCAACGAGTACTGGGATACCTACCAGTACGCTTATTCCGCTCTCGTCTCCCTCGGCTCCGGCCACGCTTTAGAGCGGGCTTACGAGGACCGGATCGAGGAGGCACGGAAGAAGGCAAAGCCGAAGGAGGAGTTGCAACCGGCTTTCGGCGGTTTCCGCATGATGCCGGGGATGCGGAGCAATCCCGGGCCCAACGTGGACCCCTGGGGAGCCCGTTAACGTACTTTTCGGCATGATCTCCGGTTTAATCGCTTGGCTTATTCTGGTTGTCATCGTTTGTCTCCTTTATTGGATCATTACGATGTTTGCTCCTCCCCCCATCCAACGCATCGTGCTCGTTGTTTGCGTCGTGGTTGTCGTTATCGGTTTAATTTATGAAGTTTTACTCCCGCTAACCGGTTATCACCCGGCGGTACGATAGTTTTCCCCGGCCCGGCGTATTTACCGGCATGGCAAGCGGTATAACCTTAGCGGAAGCTCAAGTTCTCCGGACGACGGCCTTTAAGGCCTACCAGAAAGCGCTAACGAGCAAAGCGGTGGATGCCGGGCAGCTAAAGACCCAGCGCCAATCGATCGAAGGGCTCCGGGCCGACTTCCAATACTGGGACCGCTATATGCAATTCCTTATGGGGAACGGCACCTCTATGGAATTCCGTTCCCTGGTTCCCCGAGGTCTTCTCTAAGCTATGGCTAAACCGCCGGTAAAGCGCATCTCCGTTCCCCGCCCCCGCAACGCGGTTAATGGTCGTTTCGAGGCGAAGAACGCCTACATACCCGATTTAACTACATCTCCCCCGGGCATGGGTTTCCGGCGGGGCACCGGTTATGGGGTAGGGGCGGCCAGTTGGGAAACCAATGCTACGAAAGCCTGGTCGAGCCGCCCGGGATCTCCGGATTCGGACATCGTCCTTAATATCGATCTTATTCGTTCCCGGAGCCGCGAATTATTCATGAATTCGCCGTTGGCGGCGGCGGTAGTTAATACTACGAGGGTCTATACCGTTTCGACCGGGATAAAACCGCTTCCGAAGATCAACTACAAGCGGTTAAAGATTACGGAGAAGGAGGCGGAGGAGTTTAACGAGGATTGGTCGGAGGAGTTTAACCTCTGGGCGAACTCCACGGCTTGCGACTGGTACCGGCGCATGAATTTCTACCAGCTGCAGGATTTAGCCATTGCTTCCATGCTTTTAAACGGTGATGCGCCCACGCTTTTGCCCTACCTCCAGCGCCCGGGCGATCTCTACGCGCTAAAGATCCGCATGATCGAGGCCGACCGCCTTTGCAACCCACTTTATTGGAATTACGACCGCAACATTCTCGGGGGAGTAGAACTCGGGGATACTGGGGAGGTTATTAGCTACCACGTACGGCAAATCCACCCCCACCAGAATTTCTATCCGGCGGCGGTAGTGGAGAAAATGTTCGATTGGGTAGAGATCGACGCCTACGGCAAGCTTACCGGGCGGCCCAACCTTCTTCTTATCTCCGAATACGAACGATGCGAGCAGCGGCGGGGGGTGCCGATCCTGGCGAAGATTATCGAAATCCTGGCCGATTTTACTCGTTTCGTTAAGGCGGAGGTAAGCGCCTCGGAGATGACGGCCCGCTTTATCGCCACCGTGGAAAGCGAATTCCCGGACGAAAATTTCCTCGAAAAACTGACGAAAGAGGAGCGGGACTCCCTCTACCGGGTAGGCCGCTACAACGTCATCGTCGACGAGAGCAATATCGTTAATTTCCTCCGCCCGGGCAATAAGCTGAACCTTCTAAAAAGCGAGCGGCCCTCCGGCACCTTCGATCCTTTCGTTACCGCTATTTCGAAGCTGGTCGGAGCGGCGTGCGGAGTGCCTTACGAGATCCTTTTAAGCTGTTTCTCTTCTTCCTATTCCGCTTCCCGGGCCGCGTTCAATTTGTTTGAGAAACGGATTAAGGTATTACAGAACATTATCATTTCCCAATTTTGCCAGCCGGTCTACGAGCAGCTCATGGACGAGGCGGTGGAGGAGGGAATTATTAAGGCTCCCGGCTATTTCGAGGACCCGCGCATCCGGGCGGCTTATACCCGGTGCAAGTGGATCGCCACTCCCATGGGGTCGATCGACCCAACTAAAGATATTCAAGCTTCTAAGGATCTTATTATTATCGGGGCCTCCGATTGCGAGGCGGAGGCGGCTAAGCTAACCGGGACGAATTATAAGCACAACGTCGCTCAGCTAGGTAAGGAAGTTAAGGAATTCCATGCCGAGGGGCTTAACCACCCCATGATCGAGACCCCGATTACCCGTACGCAAAGGATTATGGACGAGTCGGTCGACGATACCGGCGCTCCTACTCCCGGGAAGCCGAAAGCCCCGCCTACCGCTCCGTCGGGGCCTTCTAAATCGCCTCCTCCCGCTCCGACCGCTCCTTCCCCGCCCCCGAGCCCGACTTCTTCGAAGCGTTACGTAACCTATACCCTCGATTACGACCACGAGCCCGAGCCCGGGGAGGTTCTCCGCTATTTAGAGTCGACCCGTACTTAAGGAGAGAAAATGCCGGTTCCTAAGCCACAAAAAGGGGAGAAGAAAGACGATTTCATGGCCCGTTGTATGCACGAAGTCTCGCAAAACCCGGACCGGGAAAACGACCAGAATGTGGCTATTTGCCTCGATACTTGGCGGAAGAAAGATACCCAGGATGCCGTTATGAAAAAAGTCTTCGCGTTTAACGACCCCGAAAAGAAGGGGCTCCGCTGGGAACTCTCCCTTACCTCGGCAAAGGGGAAGAAGGAGGATATGGAGGACGAGGATAAGGAAGACGACTTCGACGACGAGGAGGACGACGACGAGGATACCTACGACGCGGTAAAGAACGATGACTCGGAGGGCGGGGACGACGAGGGCGGCGACGATAGCGAGATGCACGCCTCGGATAAGAGCGATTCCGCGAAGGATAAGAAGGAGGCTGGGGAACTCGGCAACGACGATAGCGCTAACGGCGGCGCGGACCCTCTCGGCGAAAATGTTGTCGCTAATCTCTCCATATATGGTGATATCGGCGAGAATTCCGATTCGGAAGCTTCGATTTCCGCCGCCGCATTCCGTTCCGCGTTGGCCGAGGCGGGGAATATTTCGAAGTTGAATATCCATATTAACTCGGCGGGCGGCAACATGTATGACGGAATTAGCATCTCCAACGCTATTTCCGAGCATCCGGCTCCTTCCGTAGCTTACGTCGACGGCCTAGCCGCCAGCGCGGCGACCATCGTCGCTCTCGGGGCGGATAAGACGGTTATGCGGGATAACTCGCATTACATGATCCATAATTCCTGGGCCGCCGCCGTCGGAGATGCGGATTTAATGACGAAGGCGGCTAACCACTTAAAGATAGCCGACGAGACCATCTCCTCCATGTACGCCAGGAAGACCGGCCTGGATAAAGAGGTTATCTTGAAAATGATGTCCAACGAGACCTGGATGACGGCCCGGCAAGCGAAAGCGAAGGGTTTCGCCGACTCGGTAAAGGGCACCGTCGGCAAGGCGGCGAGAGCGAGCGCGAACAACCAATTTATCTTTAACTCCGTCGCCCTCGACCTGTCGCACTTTAAGAATATCCCGGCTAAACTTACCCGGATGCGGGTTAAAAAGAGCCCCCCCAATAAAGTTTCTACCCCCGACGTAATTATCTCGGAATTTACTATGACCTCATCCGCCGACATTAAAGCTAAGGCTCCCGAAGCGTACAACGAGATCTATGCTCTAGGCGCGGAGGAAGGAATTAAGCGCGAACGGGAACGCATCGCCGAGATCGAGGCTTTCGACGCTCCGGAGTGCAAGGAAATCGTGGCCAAGGCCAAAGCGGACGGCTCTCTCGCTTCCGCCATTGCCGTGGAGTGCTTTAAGGCGGTTAACGCTCGCAAGCCGCAAGCGGTCTCCCCGGCAAATGCCCGCAAGCTGGACGCTAAGGATGTCAATTCCCTCGGGGCGGACATGAGCGACGTCGATAAGAAGGAAATGAGCGCTCTCGAAAAGCGGGCGGCAGTAGCCGACCTCATCGCGGGTAAGAACGGCAACCGGAAATAATCCTAAATTTTTATGTCTATAGGTAGCGCAACTTTATACGGACCGAGGTCGTTCGCTAATATTTGGGGGGCGCAGGATTTTCCTTCCGAGACGGCGACTTACCTTATTAAAGGCGGCCAGACGGTTAGCATGTCGGGAGCGCCGACGGCGACTTACATCTTGCCGGGCACTATGATGGGGTTAACCGGAAGCGGTTCCGCTTCGAAAGCGGTTATCCTCGACTCTACGGCGGGCGACGGCTCTCAGAATCCGGTCGGCGTTCTCCTTAGCGGCACGGAGACGGCGGGGGGAGATACTCCGGCGGCGATCGCCGTTAGCGGCTCCTTTAACGGCAACGCCCTCCATTTTAAGGGTAGCGATAGTTACGCCACCTTCGCGGCTAAGCTCATTGCCCAAAACATCTATATCGAATCCTCTATTCCCGCGCACGGCACCAACGCACCCGCTTAAAGGGAAGACTTTATGGCAATAAATCTGATCGATTTGTATGATACGTATTCGATGATCGAGGCGATCAATAAATTGCCTACTCAATCGAGCTTCCTCCGAGATACGTTCTTCCCGAACCGCCGCTTCTCGCCGACGGAACACGTCCAGTTCGACTTCGCAAAAGAAGGTCGTTACCTGGCCCCGTTCTACGACCGGAACTCCAATCCGGCCTTAGCCGAGCGGCAAGGTTTCGAGACGCGGGATTTCGTTGCTCCGCCTTTCGGGGTTACCCGGGTACTGACCGTCGATGATATTGTTCGGCGTTGGATAGGAGAAGCGCCTTATACTTCGAGGACCCCGGTCGAACGGGGGGCCGAGATCCTAAAGCTCGATCTTCTAAAGAGCGACCTTCAGTGCTCCCGTACGGAGGAGTATTTCGCGGCCACCACGATACTCTACGGGACGATTTCCGGCCAGATCGCTACCCCGAACGGCATGATTAATGCCACGCCGATCGACTGGAAGTCCCAGCTCGGGCAAACGATTAATAATATCTCGGTTACCTGGACGAATGCGGGCGATCCCTTCGGCGACCTGGCCACTCTCTTTCTAGAGATCCAGCAACAATCCCTCGTGGTGCCGAATATCGTGGTCATGGACAATACGGCCTTCGGCCTTCTCCGCAAGAATCCGGAGTTGCAAAAGGAGCTGTATAGCTTCCGGGGAGATAGCGGCAACACGATCGCGGTTATCGCGCCGGATAGGCTTTCGGACAATGTCAGCTATGCCGGGCGGCTCCGTTACCCGGCTATCGATCTTTACATTTACAACGAGTGGTACCTTAATAATAACAACGTTAGTACGCCTTTCTTGCCCCCGGGAACGGTAATCATGGGCAATACAAAATCCAACAATATTTTGTATTATGGGGCGATTACCCTCTGGCAGGGTGACCCGGTGGATGGCGCGTTTTCGACCTATACGGATACGCCTAGAGTGCCGAAAGTGTACGCCGATATTAAAAACAATAGGCGCTACCTAGAGATGCACGCCCGGGCGCTGACCTGCCCGACGGATCTTACCGAGTGGGGGGTTTTAACCGTTTCCTAAAAATTTCTTTCGGTTAGCATATACATACATTGATTAGCGACATGGTAAAACCCCCGGCGAGCGGTGCCGGGGGTTTTCTTTTGCCCCGGGGTAGTTATCCGGCATGAGCTTAATGAGCGATTTCGCCTCGGAGATGGATGACGTCTTCTTCGATACCGAGGAGCTAGCCGAGTGCATGGCCGTCTCGATTAACGATGGGACTGGGCACGAGAAGACGCTTATGCTCGGGGTAATCTGGCAAGGGGATCTCCTCCGGGACGCGATCGGAGTCGCGCATACGGCGGCGCTCGGCGAATACGAGGCCGCCTTAACCGTGAACGCCGCCGATCTCCCGCGAAAGCCGACCAATAACGAGACGCTAAAAGTAAACGGAAAGAAGTACCGTATCGCGAAGGTGGTCTTCGGCCCGCAGGATCTTTTCTACGTTATCTACCTTTGCACCTACGCGACGAATTAAACCCTATGCCGATAATTGTCGATGCCCGCGATTTCGCCCGTTGCCGGAGTAATCTCTTCGAGATCCCGAAGAAGGTGCCCTCCATCCTTTCCCGCTCGATTAACTATGCCCTCCGGCGGACGAAGACTCTTATTCTATCGGAGAAGGGGCCGGTACGGAGCGTCTATAACGTTAGCCGGGCCTCTCTTAACAAGAAGGGGATTATTAAGACGAAATGGGCGGAGCCGAGCGATCCCCCCTACGGGGCGTTAATGATCGCCGGGAAACGGTTGCCGCTCTATGCCTTTCTCGGGAGGAAGATCGTCGGGCAACGCACCGGCTGGGGGCAACAAGTACAGGTAGAGGTCTTAAAAGGGCAACGGAAGACTCTCCCCCACGCCTTTATCGCCACCATGGAGAGCGGGCATACCGGGATTTGGGAGCGGACCGGAGAGTTCGCGATTAGTAAGCGCGGGCGTTACGTCGGCAAGCGGCGGGAGAAGATCCGGGAGCTTTTTACGATTAACGTCGCCCAGATGGTCGGGGGAGCCCGGGCAACGGAAACGGTGCAAGCCTACGCCCGGGCCCAGTACGAAAAGGAGGTCGTCCGGCTCTCCAACGTCGCCTTAAAGGCCTTCGCGGATAAGCAGAATAAGAAGCCCTCCGGCTTTTAGTAATTAGAGGGGAATGAGTACCCCTTTCGGCATCTATACTCCCGGCTCCTCGATCCCCCTAATCGAGGATCTCCTCGCCGATCATATCCGCCTCTGGACGAAGGACTCCCGCTATAAGGCGGTCGCCGGGGTGCTGGGAGACATTACCCGCCTTCCGGAGCCGCAAGCCCCGGTCGTTTTCGTGAACGACATCCCCATGACGGTTTATGGGGTGCTCGAAGGGTCGCGCAAAGCCAACGTGCCGTGCGTTATCGTCCAGCTCGTTTCTTGGGAAAACGGTCCGAAAGTGGGGACCATGACGGTGCATATCGGGGTCTTAACCTACGACGATGCGGAGGACATGCAGGGCCACCGGGACGTTATTTTAATAATGAGCCGGATCTGGTTCCAACTTTGGAAGCACCGTTTAATCGGTTACGCCGGGCAAGAGGAGTCGGACCGTTACCGCTATGTGCTAACCGAGCCCTGGATAAGCGCGGAGAGGGTCTGGCCGGGAGATAAACCGACCTACCCTTTTTATTTCGGCTCCCTAATTACACATTATTCGTTAATAACCCCGACCGCCCATGGGTACGAAGGAGAGCCTTCGGCGGTGCGCGGGGGCGGCATTCCGGTGGTTACCTACCCCGGGGAACCCATCGTCGGCGGCGAGCCTTCCGAGGTGCCGTTGCTCCCGGATGGTACCCCAATGTGGTGACACATTAGCGTATTTTCCGAGGGCAAAATAAAGTTTCCCTCTCGCTCGTAATTATCCGGCGATGAGCGAAGCAACCGAAGCGCCGGGACCGATCGTTTTCGTAGGGCCTAACCAGCCGGGCGGCCTCCTAATGCATGGGCAGATCTTCGAGGCGGGCGTCGGTATTCCGCCTTATCTAGATTCGCTTTTAAAGGCGAGGCCCATCCTCCGGAACTATTTCGTCCCCGTCGGGAGGTATTCCGAGGCGGTAAAGCGGGTGCCGAACCTCCGTTACTTCCGCTCGGAGCAAATTTCCGCCGTGCCTAACCGCCGAGCTAACCGCACGGGCCGGGCCAATCTTACCCCTATGGGCGTTCGCAATCCACGGTAACTCTTTTATGTCAACTACCGCTACTTTCACTCACGGAGTCTATTACGTCCAGGAACCTACGGCGGCGGTGGGCGTCGTCGAGGCGAACGCTAGTCTTCCTTTCGTTTGCGGTCGGGCTCCGGTCCACACCTTGCCCCAGTTTCAATGGCAGCCGTACAACGTCTGGGCCGGTTCCGGGAGCGGGATTTCGCCTTACGCGAGCGTGGTTAACCAACCGATTTTTACTAATTCCTACCAGGACGTGGTCAACGGTTCCGACGCCGCCGGGCTTACCGCGCTCGGCTATTCGAGCGATTTCGCAACTTGGACTATCTCCGAGCACGTCGATGCCGCCTACCTAGAGAATAACGTCGCTCCGGCGGTTTACCAGAACGTCTTCGATCCCGCCGGGCAAGGCAATTATACACAAATCGCGGCCACTCCTTTTACGGTTAGCAATAACCAGGTTACCATTAACGTCCCGAACGTTATCCTGACCTCCGTCGTTATTAAGAACTCCGGGAATACCGTGACGTATATTAACGGCACGGATTACGTCCTGAACTACGATAGCTCGGGGACCTTCGCTTCCCTTATCGTTACCGTCCTCGCCGCCGGGGCCGCTTCCGGGGCGACCTCCCTCTCCATCGCCTACGCTTACGCTCTCCCGCTTCAGGTCGGGGCGAACGCGGTTATCGGCGGTACCGATGCCCAAGGCCGCTATAGCGGCTTGCAAGCGATCGAGAACGTCTTCTGGGATTTTCAACAGGTGGTTGGGATTATCCTAGCTCCCGGGTTCTCCTCGAACCCGAATGTCGCGCAAGCCATGCTGGCCAAGGCTACTTCATTTAATGGCGTTTTTTCATGCATGGCCTACATCGACGTCGATACCTCACAAGTTACCGGTTACACGGGGGTTAACGCCTGGAAGAATACAAATAATATTTTTAGTAAGTACCAGATGCTCTTCTGGCCGATGGCGGAACTCGGGAATAAGACCTACCATTTAAGCGTTTTAGCCGCCGTTACCCAGGCCGTAACCGACTTTAATAATGGGAACGTGCCTTTCGCTTCCTCCTCCAACCAGCCGCTAGCGGCGACCGCTCTCGTCCTCGCTAACGGGGCGCAAGTTACTATGACGAACGTGCAAGCGAACGTCTTAAACGCTATCGGTTGCACGACCGCGCTTAACTTTATCGGCGGCTTCCGGCTTTGGGGGAACCTAACCGCCGTCGGATTGTCGGATACGGATATTCACGACGAGTTCCAATGCATCCAGAGGATGTTTCAATTTGTAGGCAACTCCCTCGTTTTGACATTGTGGCAATTTTGCGATCGCCCTGGAAATAACCGGAACATTGAGGCGATTACGGAGACGATCGTCCTTTTCCTCGACGCGCTTACTTCGCAAGGGGCGCTTATCGACGGCAACGCTAGCTTTAATCCGGCGGATAACCCGATCGAGAATTTAATGCAGGGAACATTTTCCTGGAATTTACAGATGGCTCCGCCGCCTCCGATGCAGACGATCCGGGCCCTCCTAAATTACGACTTGGATATGTTGCAGGAGCTATTCGCGAATAGCGGCATCGCCAACCCGACCTCGCTTACCTAACCCTTAGTACTTATCGATTATGCAGATTCCAGACGCCGTTCACGGGTTTAACGTTTACACGGGTGCCGGTGCGCTCTTTGTGGGGGTGGCAGATTCAACTTTGCCGAATATCCAGTTAATGACTGACAGCATCAAAGGGGCTAATATTGCAGGATCGGTAAAATTCCCGATTATGGGATTCGCGAACGACATGGCTTTAGCATTGTCGTTCTATTCGGTAACGGACGGCTACTTCTCCCTCTTCGCCCAGACGGGCATCCAGTTGGTCCTCCGGGCCGGTATTCAGTACTCGGACAACTCCAATAATACCCTTTTTGACATCCCCCGCCGGATCGTGGCTTTTTGTTATCCGACCGGGTTTAACTTAGGGAAATTCGAACCGGCGGTTAAGCAAGGGACGGTCGTCGATCTCTCGGTTAGCAAGATCGCCATCTATTTCCGCAACAACAACAAGGTGGCCGACATCGATCCGCTTAATACGAAGTGGGAGGTTTACGGCACGGATTACCTCGCTCCTTTGCGGAATATGATTTAAAAGCTCGCTCCTATAGAGACCATAGTAAAAAGCCCTGGGATGAGAGACCCAAAGCGCCCTCCTGGGCGGATTTAACGATAAGCTGCAAATGACGGTTAAGCAGTGGGACGCCTTAGGGGACGTCCTCGCCGACCAGACTACCCAGTCGAAGGGCCGGATTAAATCCTTCGCCGCCGAACTAGAGTATCTCGGCTTTACCCGCCAGGGGATCGAAACCCTAACCGCTAAGTTCTCCGATTTCGATACCGTATACCATAAGGCCATGGACCCCTCCCAGGCGGAGGCCTTCTACACCGTGGCCGGGAAGATCGCCCAGGGGCGGGGAGAGAACGTCCGGCTCCAATTCCAGAGGCTAGCCGAACTCGGGATTAGTCTTACCCCGGATCTAGAGCCGGAATTACAAGCCGCCCGGCGGAGCAACCGCCCGATGGACGAGGTGCTCCGGGTGCTAACCGAGCACATGCGCACGACGCCGGAACAGGCCCTCGCCGAACGGGCGAAGCCGGAGGGGCAGATCGAGGTCCTGCAGAACCGGTTAAACGGGGAGGCCACCCGGATTTACAAGATCCTGGTTGATGACTTATTCGGCCCGCTAGCGACCTTTATTAATACGAAGCTCGGCAATCCGGACGACCCGGGTAGCGGTCTCTACCGGTTTAACCAGTTTATCGATAAAATGGGGACGGAGCTAGAGCCCAAGATCGAGGGGATGATTACCTTTATCGATCAACATTGGAAGCAAATTTCGGATACCATCGTCGGAACGACCAAGTTCGTCGAGGAGCATTGGAAAGGGATCGTCGAAACGATCGTCGGGGTAAAGCTAGGCGTTTGGGTAGCGCATACCTCGGCCATGATCGCGCATACCGTAGCTCTCTTTAAGGCTTCCGGGGTTAATATCCCGGGGTTAGGGCTTTTAGGAGGAGCCGGAGCGCCCATCGCCGGGATTACCGGAATAGTGGCGGCGGAGAAGGCCATTCTCGACCCGTTGGTTAAGAGCCGTCCCGATCTCTATAATAAGGAAAAGGGGATCTATAATTGGAGCCTCATCGCCCCGGAGGGGATGAGCGCGGAGGATCTTAATAAGCCGCCCGGCATGGCCGAGGGGGGAGTCGTTACCTCCCCGACCATGATCCTCGCCGGGGAGCGGGGGCGGGAGGCCATCGTCCCCCTGGGGGATACCGACCCCCGCTTAACTAGGGCCTTTATCGACCTTCCCGACGTCTTAAAGGATCTCGAAGATACGCTCGCGACCCTAACCGGGGGTGCACCCGGCGGAGGGGGCCCGGGAGGGGGAGGCGGAGCCCCCGGCGGAGGAGGAGGCGGCGGAGGGGGAGGCATGGGCGGGTACAACCCGGCGACCTGGGATACCTACCTCGAATCGGAGGCGACGAAGTACGGGATTAGCCCGCTTTTACTTAAAGCGATCGCCCGGCAAGAGGGAGTCGCTCCCGGGGATTTTAACCCGCTCGGCCTTTCTCCTGGAGGGGGAGGGCCTACCCATTACGGGAGCGTAGAAGCCGGTTCGGCGGGGATCGACGCCTTTATCGCGAAGAACTTATCCCGCTTTAGGGGTGCGACCGGGGATCTAGACTCCTTTGCTCATTGGTATTCCCCGATCGGGGCCTCTAACGACCCGAACCGGACCAACGCCGGGGAGGCTTCCGGCATCCGTTACTGGATGGATCGCCTTTCTTCGGCGGGCGGCCCGGGGACGAAGCCCGGGGAGGGGATCGACGAGGACGTGCAATGGAACCGGGTCGACGGTATGACGGGGCAAAAGTGGGGGGTCGCTACCTTTCCGGATGGGACGAAGATTCCGGTTACTAGCGGCGGGGCGCGAGGCCGGGGGGCCTTGCCGGACGACGTTTATAGCATGCGGGACTATACGCAACAGTCCGGGATTACTAACGCTACCCAGTGGGGGAACGCCCGCTACGTTTACCAACTTACCAATAGCCGGGGCGTCGACGATCTCTTTCGCGAGCACCCGGACCGCTCCGGGAAGACCATGGGCTGTATCGGGGTTTACGATTCGGAGGGCGACGCTCTTCTTCTCCAGAACGAGGTCATGCAAAGGATGAAGGAGAAAGGCGGTTTACTTAAGGTGCGCACCCATACCGGGCCGCTAGTAAACGGGGGAGATAGTACCCCGGTCGTTAACGTCGGCGACACTCACGTGCATATTAACGGCGACGGGCACGACGCGGCGGCCATCGGGGAGCACGTGGCGAAGGCCATCGCGGTACAAAAGATGCACATCCAGGACGCCTTAGCGAAGGCCATGACCAATCTCCGCAACCATGAAAAAAGGGTCGCGTTTGCTTGACGAAGTTTAGTGTTCTCCGGGTTGAGAAAGATATTCAGCTACCTTTTTTCTGGCATTGAATTTTTGAGTTTTAGCGTCGGCCCAACGAACATTCCAAGGGTAATATCCTTCCCAGGGATTAATCCGATCCAGACTCATCCCTTCCGGTTTACTACCAATTAAGTTGGTAATGCCTAACATAAAGGTTTCGAAGCAATGCCAAGGCTCCCAAACGGTAACCCCGAGAGCGCCGTATATTCTGTACCGGTTAGATTTTGGATTATAACAACGATAGAGCATTAAATAGTGACCGTTGAATAATTCATGACCCCAAAATCCATGCTTAACACCATTTTTGTTACCTGTAGATTTAAGTCTTAATTTAGCCCGGTATTCTTCGGTTCTTTCGAAGACTCCCGCTTTTCCTTTAAGGTAGGATCGGTCGGGATGGCTCTTATTGTAAAGCCGGATAGCCTCGGTTATTTTTGCTTGGTGCTCGGGAGTACGTTGCAGTTTTCGTTTATCCATTCTTATAATAGAACGGCCTTTGCTTAGATACTCCGATTCGCACGTACGGTCTTTTGCCGAAGCGTATTTAGACGGGAGATGGCGAATAATTCCGATTTCCCGCAATCGATCGATAATTTCTTCGATCCGGATCCAACCACGCCGTTGGATGACGCGACCAATCCGCACCATCTTATCGAAGGGCGGCAAAACGATGCGATAGCCTCTATTCAGACGAAGGTGGGGATTGATAATTCGGGAGACCCGAATTCGCTCGATTTTATTATCCGCAACCTGAATGCGGTGGTAACGCAAACGACGGCGCTCTTTACCCTCCCTCCGGCGGACGGAACGACGACGGTTACGGTCGCGGTTATCTCCACGGCTAACCTAGAGGTCGGCTTCGGGGTCTTTATCCCCAATGCCGGGCTCTTCGCGGTAAATGCCATTGTCGATGGCACCCATGTTACCCTCGTCCTCCTTCCTTATCCGGGGAACGTTTTTACCGGCAATATCCTACCTAACTCCGAGGTTTATAACGTCGGCGTTTCCTCTCCGGCAACGTCGGGGATGCTCGGCCTTCTTCCGATTCCTCCCGGGGACCCGGGCAAGATCCTCCTCGGTAACGCGACTTGGGGCACGCCCGCCGGGTCGTTACCGCAACCTCCTCCCTCTAGCGGGGCGGGGTCGGCAACGACGGTCTGGTTGCAGGGGACGGATAGCTGGCAAACATTGCCCCAGCACGCTTATACGAGCGCTCCCTTTACCGTTCCTTCGGCGGGGGGTACGGTTAGCGTTTCGATCTATCCGGCGGACTGGCCGATCGTGGGGGGCGATGTCTATTTTTCGGACGGCACTTCCCGGGGCTTCATGGATATTATTTCCGCCGCCGGGAGCCCGGTTACCTCCCTAATTCTCGCGAATAATGGTAACGCCGTCCAAGGGGCTAATGTTAATGCCAACGCGGTTATTAAGCTCGCCGGAGTGCCCCGGGCTTCTTTCGGCAAGGACGGCCTCTTAATCGCTCCCATTAACGACGGGATCTCCTTTCTCCGGAGCGATAACGCCTGGGCGGTTCCGCCCCAGCCAACCTTGCCCCCGGGAGTTATTCTCCCCTTCGCCGTAGCGACCCCTCCTTCGGGATACCTTCTTTGCGACGGGACGAGTTACGGGACCAATGTTTACCCCAATTTATTTAACGCCATTGGGTACACTTTCGGCGGTTCGGGCGTTTCGTTTAATGTTCCCGATTTACGGGGAAGAACCCCTATCGGGGCCGGGCAAGGGACCGGTTTAACTAACCGGGTCTTAGGGGCGACGCTAGGAGAAGAGACGCACCTCTTAACCGTGGCAAAAATGGCTTCTCATACCCACGGCATGGATCACAGCCATAATATCGCCGCCGGGCAATTTAGCCATACCCATTCTAAAACCGATCCTGGCCATGTGCATAGCATGGACCATTATCATAATATTTCGGCGGGGATCTTTACCCATACTCACGTCGATGCCGGGCACGCGCATAGTTATAATCAACCTCTGCATACTTCCGGACCTACGCTAGTAGCCGGTTCCGGTTTTACCTATGGGGCGGAAAATACCGGTATCGGGGCCGCCGCTATTCAAAATTGGAATTCTCCCGCTTCGAATACCGTCTACGCTAGCCAAACCAACGCCGCCTGGGTGAATACGGTAGCGGCGGCGACGGGAATTAGCATCGTAGCGGCTACCCTCCCCGCCGGAGTAACGGCGACGGCGAGCGCGACCAACGCCGCCTACGCTAATACCGGGAGCCAAGGCGGTGGGACTGGGCATAACACGATGCCCCCCGCCCTCGTCTTAACCTACATAATTAAATATTGATTCCCCCCCCTAGAACGTCCAGACCGAGGGCGAGCAGATAAAGTTCGGGTTGCCGAAGCTCCCGTAGGGAAGAAGGGAGCTATCCGCGAAGTAGATTAACCCGGTAAGGAAGCTGGTAGCGGTAAAGAAGGAAGAGGCGATCGAGAGCGCGTTAGCTATCCAGTTATTTTTATAAGCGAAGTCGCCGAAAACCCCCGCCGCTCCCATCTCGCAAACGAAAACATTTTTCGTGGCGTCGGCGGTAGCGGCGGCGTTGAACTTCGCGCTTACGATGTCGCTAAAGGCTTGCGGGTTTCCGTAAACGAAGGTGTCGTAGGGGGCGTAGGAGTAGGCGGAGATCCCGATAATGTCTACCACGTCTCCGAGGGGGTAGTAGAGGAAGGCGTTAGCCGCCCCGTCCGGGCTCCAGATGTAAGTCGCCGGGAAGGCCGAGGGAAGGAGGATCTTAAGCCGGTTTACGACGTAGCGGTAGGCGGCGATATAGCCGTTCGGGTCATTGGTCGCCCAGTCGTAGACCCCCCGATTAGCCGGTAGCTCCATCCCCGGCCCCCAACGGAAGTAGACGCTTACCCGGGCGGAAGCGAGATCGGCGGCGAGCGCGTTAATCGTCGCGTCGTAGAGCCCGGCGGCGATGTCGGATAAGAGGGTCGCGCTCGACGAGGCGAGGGCGAAATCGGTAAAGGGGAGAACGGTTAAAAGAAGGGTGCGCCCCCGGTTGGTAGCCCCTAAGGCGGCGTTGTAAGCCGTGCCGGGGGTATAGCCGCTCCAATTGAGGAAGACGTGTTCGTAAGTAAGGTTAGTCGCGTTGCGAAAAAGGCCCCGAGGATCGTAGACGCCGAGTTGCATCGACCGTTAAATACTTCTAGATGGGTAATTCAGTTCGAGCGGATGGCTTAAGTCTTACCCCGGAGGGGAAAGTGCGCACCGTCTTCCATCCGGAGGGGGTTTCCGAAAAGGAGCTTTTCTTTAATGAGGAAAAGGTGGCCGCCCTTATCGTCGAGTACCAACGGGGGAAAGAGGAACGGGTCTGGCAGGAGATCGTGCTCGAAAGCCTCTCCGCCATCGAGGCCTTAATTAAGCATTACCGCTTTCACCAGTACGACGAGGTGGAGGCCATCCGGGGAGATTGCATTATAAAGCTCCGCCGAATAATCGAGGTTTACGATCCGGCCCGGGGGCGGGCTTTCTCGCATATTTTTTGGTCGTTAAAAAATTTCCTGATAAGCTTCGCCCGCAATTCCCGCCGCCGGAGCGAAACTTTTAGCGGCTTAGAGGAGTTTGGGGATACGCTTGCCGCCTCGACGCTTTATGGGTTAGAGCTAAGCGAACACTTTAAAACCCGGGTGCTCCGGATCGAGACCCGTTTTTCGCTCCCGATCGAGAAGGAGGCCATCCGCTTCTTAATCGTCTATTTCCTTCTAGAGGGCCTAGGCAATGCCCGGCCCCGTCTTCTCCCTTTCCTTTGCGGGCATTATGGCTTCCCCCGGGGAGAGGCGGAGCTACTCTACGCCTACGCCTCCGTTCTCCTCCGGGGAGCCCTTTTCGAGGAGTACCCGACCCAACTCGGTTTCGATTTCGAAGAGCTAAGGCATAGCCGCAAAGGAAAACGCTTTTTCGAAATCGCCCGCATCGTAGGCCGGGAGAATTTCTTGAAGTTGATCTACATTTTCGGGGGGGTTACCGTCCGTCTCCCGGAAAAGGGGGAAGAAGCTCGTTTAAAGGCCGCCGCCCGCTTTCTCGCTTCGTTAGGAACGGTTTCGAAGGAGCCTCCGCTAAAGAGGGGAGAGGCGGAGGAAACCCTCCTCTCCGGGGCGCTAAAGGGCTTCGATCGCACCGGGCCGCTCTTCGAGGAAACTTAAAAAGAGGGGAATTAGTATTTTAGGGGGATGGCAAACGACGTTCTCCTGGATAACCCGGGCACTCTTTTCGATTGGCCGAACGAGCCCTTCGATTCGGGCCCTTGGCCCGCGCCCTACTCCGGACCGACTTCCGCTCCTCTTCTAGAGGACGCTACCGGTTACCCTTTTAGCGTCGCTTCGCTTTACCGGTGCGTTGCCGGGGATACCCCGGACCTAGTTTCCTTTAAGTGCTACGCCTCGGAGTGGTACTCCAACGTCATCTTGGACGCCAATCCCGGCTATAACGCGACGACCATCTTCGACGGCGGCTCCATTCTTTATATCCCGCCGATCTACCAGGCCCGCTCGCTCCCGTTGCCGCCCTGGTTAACCGGGCAGGTCTTAACCTCATGAATCTCGGCTCGGCAGTTCTCGGTGCTCTTTCCGTCTTTAATAAACCGGCTTGCACCGGTCGGGTCATTCTGGTCTACACCCCGAAGGCGGCGGGGGCGGTAGGAGTGGATATAAGCTCGCTAATCTCTAATAACTTAATCGAATTTAGTTATAAGGATTACCTCTCCTTCCATAACGACCCGATCGAGATTATTATTTCCGACCCGGACCGGCGTTTCTCGACGGAATGGACCTTCGACATCGGGGGAAGGTTAGACGTTACCCTCGAACAGGATAATTGGGGGACCATCGGTACCACCCAGGTCCAGCTAGGCATCTTCTTTATCGACGAGATCCAGATCGACGGCCCTCCCAATCTCGTCCACGTGCGGGCGACCACCTACGACCCGGCGCTCATCCTAAAGTACCAGCCGAATACTACTCGCATGGAGGCCAGTCAACCGGCCAATACGCAAGGGGGAAATTTCCTTCTCCAGGAACCGGCCACCGGCACCGGCACGACCTTAAAGGATTTCGCGGCTAAGGTGGCAAAGGAAGGCAATTACTCTCTTCAGTACATCGCCCCGATTAACCCGGCGATTAATACCATCGGGCAAACGGAACTCTCCGATTTCGTCGCTCTAGAGAAGCATTGTCGCTCCTTTAACCTGATCTGTAAGCCGAATAAAGGCATCCTTTTTATCGCCGACGAATTGCAATTAGAGCAACTGGCCCCCTCCTATACGATAATGGCTCCTACCTCTACGGCGGCGGGAGGAATTAATAACGGGGGGATCGAACACTGGTCTCTCGTGGTAAGCGTGCAGGATACCTACTACGCGGCGGTGCTCCGGAAATTGAATCCCAATACCGGTTCGGTTACCTCGGCGACTTATTCCGACCCGAATAGCAAATCGGGAGCGGCTTTAAAGAATACGAAATCGGATACCACGGTTAAGGGCACGGCGGACGTTATCCCCCTCGTCGGCCCGGATACGACGACCGGCGACCCGACGGCGAATAATCCCTTCGGAACTACGGCTTAATTTTTTTATGGCAGATCCAGCCCCCGTCAGCGGCAATTTTCTTATTCAGGAACCGGTTAGCGCTAACACGAATAACCTAGATCTTAAGCGTCAACAGGCATTACTCCACGAGAAAAATAAAAGCGCCCATAAAACGCATATCGTGCTTCCGCTCGACATCCGGCTCGCCTCCGGGATCGTCGTTTACCTCGATCCGGGCTGGGGGCCGGAGTTCTCCGGCAATTGGTTAATCGAGGAGTGCACTCACCGGATCGGCTCCGCCGGGGAAACCATGCTCGAAATGCATAAGTGCATGGGCTGGTCGCCCGACCCGCCGGTGAACTCCGCCGGGCCGAATGCCTCTCCTACCGCCGCCGCCGTGGCAACCCCGGAAAGCGGTTCTCCGACTCCGCTAAACGTCCAGCTAGGGACCAACGTAAGCGCGGTGCCTCCGGGAAGCGTTTATAACCCGTTGCCCGCTTCCCCGCTCGCTCCGGCGGCCTCCGCCCAGATCCCGACTTTTACGGAGACGGTAAACGAAGAGCTACTCGCCCCGAGCGGCACCGGTCTCGGCGGTACCTAAAACTTATCAATGTCGGACCCCATCTTTAACGACTTCGGGACGCGGGGAGAGCTGCCTAATATCCGGCAGATTTACCGCGTGGGACTGGTCGTCGCCCAAGATCCGGTCCATTGCATGGTTCGGGTAAATTATCCGGACCGGGACGATATGGTATCCCCTTGGCTCCCGATCATGCAGAAAAGCACGGCGGGCACGCAGGATTTTTGGCTCCCCCGAATCGGGGAGCAAGTGCACGTCTTGCACACCATGGACGGGGATAGCCAAGGGGTCGTGCTCGGCGCTTCCTATTCGAGCGGTAATCCGACGACTTACGACGCCCGGGTAGCCTCGACTTCGCCCAATGCTCCGGGAAAAGGTCCTAACCCGGCGACTGGCGGTCCGAGTACCCGATCTCCGAGTAGCCCGAATGCCCGGCATCTCGTTTTCGAGGATGGCGCTATTTTCGAGCACAACCCGGATAACGGGACGACGACGGCGAATACCCAGGGGCCTTTCCAGATCGCCACTACCGGCTACGTGCACGTTTATGCCGGGGCGACGATCGACGTTACCGCCGGGAGTACCATTACCATTAAGGGCGGGGGGACGGTCTTGATAACCGCCCCGCTTATTAACGCCAATGGAGTGCTTATCGACGCCAATGGCAACGTTACTATTCCCGGGACTTTGCATGTTACGGGGGCTTCAACTTTCGCCCGGGGCGGTTCGGCCACGCCAAACATTACCAATACCTCCGGGAGCGGTGGGGGCTCTTAAAATGCCTTCCTCGTATTTCTTAGCATGTCGATCGCGTTTTGGGGTCCGATTCCGTTAAGCTGGTCCGGCCTAGGGGGGCCCGCCCCGACGCAAAACATTTCCCGCAAAAGTTCGATTAAGTACCACGACCACCCGATCGCCCTAAGCTATCCTCTAACCGAGTTCGTCGGTTACGAACTCCGGCAAGTGCGGTTAACCTGCCACCTTTGGTACCCATACACGATCGCCCCTAATCTCGCTTACGCCGCCCTAGCTCAACTCCTCGATCTCCGGGTGCCGATGCCGCTCTTTATTAATGGCTCCTTACAGGGGCGAGGCGGCTCCCTCTTTACCCTCCGGGGAATAAACGAAACCTGGGAAGTACACGGGATTAAGGCTAAGTTCGAGCTGGAGTTCACGGAGTACATGACGACGGTCTCCGGCAACCAGTTCCTGGCTATTGCCTCGACCGCTCTCTCGCTTATCCCCGGCCTCGGGAACGCGGCGGGAATCGTCGGCAGAATAAGTGCTCTTCCGGCGCTCGGGAACGCCTTAGGCGGGACGGTCGGCCCCTTAAGCGGGATCGTAAACGCCGTCTCCGGCACGGTTAACGCCGTCTCCGGCACCCTCTCTAGCGTAGCCGGGCAGATTTCCGGCGGCCTGGCGGCGAGCGTTTTCGGCGGCGGGGGTCTCGGGGGATTAATCCCGGCGGGAGTAGCGGCTATTGCCGGAGGGCCGGGAGCGGCTATCGGCACTCTCGTTTCGAACGCCGTCGGGGTCGTCTCTTCCCCGGCGGTCGCTTCCGTTGCCGGAGCGGCGGCGACCTCGGTTATTAATTCTTCCGGCACGGCGGGGGAAGCCTTCCATGGCGATCTCGCTAGCGGCACCGGCTTACCGGGGGCGGTCGGCAATGCCGTTTCCGGAGCGGTCAAGGCCTCCGTAACGAGTATTACTTAAACTTTTTACGTTATGGCCTTTAATCTGGCGATCAATATTCAAGTAAAAGGGAAGCAAATGGGCATCGCTTCCGGCCCGATTAATTGGAATCCGGATCAGGGGAGCGCGGAGGAGATCGTCCAATGCGTAAAGATGATTCTTTTTACCCCCATCTTTAGTCAGGTGCTCGACCGGCGGCTGGGAGTGAATATGAACTTCCTCGACCTCCCGCAAAATAAGGGCATGGCGCTCATGCGCTTCGCCATGTCGATGGCTATCCAGGTTTTCGAGCCCCGCTTCGTCGTCGAGCAAATCCTCTTTAGCGGGGGCGACCCGAGCGACCCGGGCACCGTAGTAGCCAATATCCTCGGGCACCTTAATACCTCCGCCCCGGTGCCCTCGACGGCGAATGCCGTGCTCGGGAGCGGTCTCCTAACCTACGTCTGTACGACGGATGTTAATGGTAACCCTCTCGTTAATACGGCGCTGGTAAGCTCCTAACGTACTTATTCCGCAATGGCCGATATTTCTCCGCTTCCCGCCTTCTCCGGTCTCCCGCCGCTGGCCTTCGCGGTCAAGGACCCCACGCTGATAGTGACGAATATTATCGCCGCCACGGAAGCCTTCTATCTCCAGAATACCGGCAAGGCCATCTCTCTCGCCGAGGCCGATCCCCGCCGTCTCTTCCAGCTAGTTAACGCCGCCCTCTTTTCCCAACAGAGGGTGCTCATGGATTTTTGCAATAAGCAAAATTTGGTTGCCTTTAGCCAAGCCCCCTTCCTCGACGCCCTAGCCGGAAACTGGGGCTACGATCATAATGGCAATCTAATCGCCGAGCGCAAGGCGGCCACGTCGGCGCAGACGACGATGCAATTTAGCGTCCCGGCCCCGCTGACCACTGTCTTAACCATTCCGGCGAGCACCCAGATCGGAGCGGCTAGCGGAGCGGTCTTCCTTACCGACGCCGACGCCAATATACCGCTCGGGAGTACGACGATTATAGTCTCGGCCAGTTGTAGCGTGCCGGGATCGGTCGGCAACGGCTTCCTAGCCGGACAGGTTATCCAACCGGTCAACTGGCCGCAAACGCTTACGGTTAACAACGTTAGCGCAACGAATATCGATACTTCCGTCGGCGGTTTCGACGCGGAGAACGATTTCGATTTCGCTAACCGCCAGCTTCTATCCCGGACGGCTTCGGGGGCGCGGGTCCGATCGGCCCTTATAAGCGGGCCATTGCCGGAACGAAGACGGCCATTCTCGACTCGGCGATTATCGGCCCCCAGGTGCCGCAACTTCTCTCCCCGACCTATAACGGCGGTCCTCCCTTCCCGGCGGGCACGGTCAATATTTACGTTATCGAGCAAGGGGCGAACGGCCCAGGGATGCCCAACGCCTCCACCCTCGCCGCCGTGCAAGCGGCGTGCGATGACGACTGGACGCGACCGACGACGGATTACGTCTTCTGCCAGGCCCCCTCCGGAGTTCCCTTTAGCGTAAGTGTGCAATGGTTTTGCGACGTCGATAACCTCCCCAACCAGACGAACATCGCCCAGGCCATGCTCAATACGGCGAATAGCTACGCTCTTTGGCAATCGTCGAAGATCGGGCGCTCGCTTAACCCCTCCTACGCTACCCAACAATTTATGGCCACCGGAGCCTCTTCGGTAAAGGTGATCTCCCCCGTCTATACCGATCTTCAACCGTATCAGGTCCCCGTTCTAGCCGCTACTTCCGGGGTGCCCAATATCTCGGTCGCCTTTATGGGACTGGCCTCCGACCTAGTAAATTAGCAATGGCCACCTTCCTCCCTAACGTTAGCTTTACCGATCTCCTTAGCCCGGCCTTAGCCGGAGATCCGGTCGCCTATGCCATGGCGCAAGCGCTCGACGCGGAGATGCAGGACATTTCCCGGGCCATCCGTACCGGGCTAACCCTTTGCAATCTGGAAGAACAACCGGATCTTGTCCTCGATTACCTAGCCGTCCAGTTCGCCGTCTGGGGGTACTCGACGACCTTCCCCCTCGACCAGAAAGTGAGCATGATCCGCAATTCCGTTTATTGGAATTCCTTTAAAGGCACGGCGGGCTTAATGAAGTCGGCGATTACCCTTATCTTTGCCAATGTCACGATAATCCCTTGGTTCCAGTACGATCTAACGCAACCTTACCATTTTCGCATCGCCTGTGCGACTCCGCCCACTTCCGACCAGATCGAGGTCATGAACATTTACGTTAACCAGCTAAAGAGCGTCCGGGATTACTTCGAGGGCTTTTTCGAAACCTTTTTCTCGACCAGCTCCCTCTTCGTGGGGATCTCCGAGTACACGATTATTGGAAGTTACATCGGTCCCGTGCCCCGGGGCTTCCCGTCCATTTAGTACTTAGAAAATAACGATGCCTGTCTATACCCAGACCACGACGAACAACGGGTTAACCGCTCTCGCCGCCACTTTTACCTCGGCGTTGCTCAATATTACCCGGGTAGCGGTCGGTAGTGGCCTCCAAAATAATCCAGCGACGGCGAACGCGCTGGCCATGGAACAGATCCACTCCGTTATCGTGGCCGGAAAGACGGTAACCACGACCGGGAATATCGAGATCTCGGTTATTATTTCCAACGCCTCGGTAACCTCCGGTTTCAACATAACCGAGATCGGCATTTTCGGTACCTCCGGCACCGGGCCGGAGCAAATGCTTATCTACGTTACCGATTCCTCCCCGGTACCGCTTCCGCCCTTCTCCGCCGGAACGACCAACATCTACGACTACTTCGGGATCGGCATCGCCAATACGGATAACGTGACGGTGACCGTGGCGACGAATGCCTACGCCCTCCAGTCCCAATTCGTTACCCATCTCGGCGATCCGGCGGCGCACCCGCAAGCCTTTTTAAATCCCTTCAATTTAAGCACGACTTCTAAGCAAGGGATGATCCGGTCGCTTAACGGATCGATTAATTATTACCTCGCCGGGGACGGAAGCTGGCAGCCCATCGTCCCGCTAATAACCTCCTTTACCAATTTATTCGTCGACCCCTCTTACAATAATATTGCTCCCAATTTTAGCTCCCTACCTAACGCCATGAATTATCTCCGGGGGTTTTCTATCGCCTCCGGGGTCGGCGTTAATATTAACATGAACGCGGCGGTCTATAGTACCCCCGCTTCCATTAACCTCGACCACATTAACGGGACCCAGATTCAAATCCTGGGCCCTCTCAATCCGGACGGCTCCTTCTCCGGCATCGGGGCGATTAGTGGAAGTCAGTATAATTGGAGCGTTCAGTTAACCGGATGTACGAATGCGGCGACGACGAAAGTGGGCAATTATATAACCTGCTGGAACGCCAATTCGAGTACCAGCGCGGGTCTCGCCCTAACCGGTTGCTTCCGGGTTATCGCCGTAAGCGGGTCGAACATTACCGTCTATATCCCTTCGAAGTTTACCTCCTGGCCCGCCATGGGGAGCGTCTCCGGGAGTTTCTCCGTGCAAAGCGTCGTCTTAAGCATGGGGAAAAACCAGGAAGTTGTTATCGGCACTCACGGCCTCGGCCTAATGCGCTCGATCGCCATCGTAGCCGGAGTCCTTCCTAGTCAATTCCTCGGCATGGGCGGCCTTACCTGTAGCGGCCCTTTCTACTTTAACCGGGTAGGGGTAGCCGGGTTTATTCCCGGGCCCGGGTTCGTAGCTAACGGCGAATACATCGGTTTTAACTTCGGGCCGGGAGCGGCGGGAACGATGTTCTTTTGCGCCTCCTCCGGTAACATGCACGGGATAACTTCCTCCGGTGCGCAGGTAAATACGATCTGGTGCGCCTTCTCGCATAATACCGTCTACGGCATGTGGATGCAGAGCGGGAACATTGCCCCTTGTTACGATTACGTTAGCCCGGGGGGCAACGCTTATACCTTTTCCGTGGATAACGGGAATATCGGGATTATCGTCAATGCCAATTCCGTCTTTACCCTCCAGGCCGGTTGGGAATCGAGCGTAGAGGTCTACGGCCTAGCTATCTCTTTCTATAACGGAAGCTGGGGGGTCTGGGTAGGGGAGAAGTCGCTTACGAATGCCTCCTCCGGCACCTTAGATTACATCTATTCCGGGAATAACGTTAACGGGGATCTCGCCGTCTCCGGGATTAGCGTTGCCGATGCGGCTATGGCCGGGTCGCACATCCTTAACCAGCCGGTGGGCACCTTTAACGCTAACGGAGTAATTAACGCCGCCATGGTTTAAAAATAGAGATATATGGATACTTCAGCCGAAAAAGCTCGCATTGCAAATATCGAGACCCGGGTAACGATTAATGGCGCTCCGAGCGGGGCGGTTTCGTCGAATGCCCCGGTAACCCTCGCCTCTCCTCCGAAACCGGCCCTCCCGAATATTTCCCCGACGATCGTCGAGGAGTTCGCACCGATTACGGTCGGAAGAGCGTAAAATGATCGATCCCTTCCAGGTAACCCAGAAGGTTTGGCGAAACCAGATCTTCGAGCTAGTCGTTCAGATCCCGACCCCCTCTTCCCGGATCGGTTGCCTAGATCTATCCCTTTACGACGTGCGGGCGGTTATCTCCCGGGTTAATCCGCTCCAGTGTTGCGGCTTCGGGGCTCCGTTATATACCTCGGTTAACCCGCCCCTTAGCGTAAAGAATACGGCGGCGACTTTCGTCTTCTCCGCGGCCGAGACGGCAAGTCTAACCCTCGGCAATTCGTCCCACCGTTACCAGGTCCAATACGCTCCCTCCGGGGATCTAACCGCGAGCACCGTCGCCCTCGCCGGACCGCTCGACGTAAGCGACTCGCCGCCTTTTCTAAGTTTATGAGTAATTGTAGCGCCAGTGCTAACGCGGCGGCGAACGCCAACCCGAACCTGCCCTACCGGGTGAACGATTTCTCGACTTACCCGATTGCCTTCTTTGCCTCCATTTTCCAAGGGGACGACTTCCTTCTCCCGATTAGTTTTTATTCGACGAACGGGGGCGGGGAGGATCTTACCGGGCAAACCTTCGCCCTGAGCGTGGACTGGAAATTCTACCAGCGTGATTGGGGGTGGAGAGAGTACATGAATAAGCCTTTCCTCCTCTATAGCCAGGTGCTAGTGGGAGATCCGTCGGGCAATCTTTTCTTTAATATCCCCGGTTACGGGGGAAGCGGCTTGCCCTATCTCCCGGGCTGGTGTGGGTGCTTCGGGACCCCTTGCGCGACGCTTCCGATCGGTACCTTAGCCCTCGAAGTAAAGCGCTGGTTCCCGGTTAGCGGGGTGCGGGTTACTACGCTTAAGGGAAACCTCGTCGTTAAGCGCTCGGTAAATTATATGGCGACTCCGGTCTATCCGGCTCCGGCGTAATTAACGAGCGATGGCTGGCGTTAACATAACCGAAATCGTCCCCAGTACCCCTTTAGCCGTCGTCGAAAGTAGCGGCGTCCAGGGGCCGGTCGGCCCCCCCCGGCCCGACCGGACCGAAAGGAGTTCCCGGGAGCACCGCCTCCGTTTCGGAAGACCCGAACAACATCGCCATCCTGGGCACGGACGCCCTCCTTTATGTTCCGGGGCCGAGCAACGGAAATGCCTCGAACGGGGAAGTGGTTACCGGGAACGATACCCGGTTAAGCGACTCCCGGAATCCCCTCCCGCATCGTGCTACGCACGAGCACGGCGGTTCCGATCCGGTAACGGTTACCTATGCCGATCTCGCCGGAATCCCCGCTTCCTTCGCCCCTTCCGCTCACGCCTCCTCCCACGAAAGTGCCGGGAGCGATCCGATCGGGCTCGATACGCTCGCCTCTCCTTCGGATAACTCGAATCTTAACGCGACCGCGAACGCTCACGGGCTCCTCCGCAAGCTGGATAATAACGCTAGTCATTATTTAGACGGGACGGGATCGTGGAGTCTCCCCCCGGTTAATACCGGCCCTACGGGTCCCTCGGGAGTTACGGGCCCGACGGGAGCGGTAGGGCCGACGGGCCCGGTCGGACCGGCGGGAAATCCGGGTCCGACGGGGCCGACGGGCGCTACCGGGGCCACTGGAGCCGCTTCGACCGTTCCCGGACCGACCGGAGCCGCCGGGGTAACCGGCCCGGCGGGCCCGGCGGGAACGACCGGCCCGGCGGGCGTTACCGGTCCGACCGGTCCGACCGGAGTTGCCGGGCAATCGTTTACTTTTCGCGGAAGTTGGTCGTCTTCGACCGCCTATTCCCTCCTGGATACCGTTACCCGTTCCGGGTCGAGTTACGTTTGCATTTTAGCCAATACGAATGTCGACCCGGCCCTCGATCCGAGTCGCTGGTCATTAATGGCGGCGATGGGTGTTACGGGTCCGAGCGGGGCCACCGGTCCGGCGGGGGCGACCGGAAGCACCGGTCCCCAAGGCGTTGCCGGGCCAACGGGCTCCCAAGGGATTCAAGGTTCTACGGGCCCGGCGGGGCCGACCGGGCCGACCGGCACGAGCGTTAGCTTAAAAGGATCGGTCGCGACTTCCTCCGCCTTACCGCCGACCGGGAATACCTTCGGGGACCTATGGATCGCTACCGATACCGGGGAAGGCTGGGTTTGGAGCCCGCCCGGGCAATGGGAAAACGTCGGCCACATTCAAGGGCCTCCCGGCCCTACCGGGGGTACGGGCCCGACGGGGCCGCAGGGGATCGCCGGGGCAACCGGCCCGCAAGGCATTCAGGGCACCCCGGGAATGACGGGGGCAACCGGCCCGGCGGGAACGAGCGTGCTCCTTAAGGGCACCGTTGCCACTTCTTCTAGTCTTCCGTCGAGCGGGAATAGCTTCGGGGACTTATGGATAACGGCGGATACCGGGCACGGCTGGGTTTGGACGAGCCCGGGCACCTGGGTAGACGTCGGCCCCATTCAGGGACCGGCGGGCGCAACGGGGGCAACGGGAAGTACGGGTCCGCAAGGAGTCGCGGGCACTCCGGGAACGCAAGGCCCGGTGGGAAATACGGGCCCGGCGGGGCCGACCGGGCCGACCGGCCCGCAAGGGAATCAGGGGCCGACCGGGGCGGCGGGCACCCCCGGTGCGACCGGCCCAACCGGTCCGGCGGGCGTAACGGGCGCAACGGGTGCGACGGGAGGTGCGGGAAATCCGGGCCCCAATGGCCCAACCGGTCCGGCGGGAGCGACCGGGGCCACGGGCCCGGCGGGCACCCCCGGTGCCACGGGCCCGGCGGGCGCATCGTTCGTTTGGCGGGGGATTTGGTCGAGCGCGGTGGCATACGTCCCTTTCGATAGCGTTTCGCAAAATGGTTCGACTTACGTCGCCGTTTTAGCTTCGACGAATAGCGATCCCAGCTCCGACGGCGGCGTGCACTGGCAGTTAATGGCTAGCGCCGGAATTACCGGGGCAACCGGCCCGACCGGGCCGACCGGCCCCCAAGGCGTTGCCGGGGCCACGGGACCGACGGGAAACCAAGGGCCGATCGGGAATACCGGGCCGACCGGGCCGACCGGCACGGGTACCCCCGGTGCGTCGGGGCCGACGGGCCCGACCGGGGCAACCGGCCCGGCGGGGCCGAACGTCGTTAGTACCGACGCGAATAATAAAGCTATCCTCGGCTCGGATAGCCATGTCTTCGTTTTAGGCACGGCTCCGGGAGTAGGTGCGACCGGCCATAGCCAAGTCGTAAGTGGTGATGATCCGGCGCTAACCAATTCTAGAACGCCTCTTCCGCACGCGATTACTCACCGGGCGGGTTCGGGGGACGCGCTCGCGATCGACGTACTCGCCGCCCCGAGCGACAATGCGAATTTAAACGTCTCGACGTCGGCCCACGGGCTCGCTCCGAAGCTCTCCGGCAACTCCGGTCAGTATCTCGACGGCACGGGGGCCTGGTCGGTGCCCGCCGGAACGGGAGGAGGCGGAGGCGGAGGAACGGTTATTACCCTTCCTTCTTCGGCTCCGCCGATTACTCCGCCGCGAGTAGCGACTTATTTCGTTGCCCAGGCCAGCGCCGGAAGCGGAAGCGGGCTTAGCATCGGCAATCCCGTCTCGGTCTCTACCTTTAACGCGAATAGCGCCCTGGCCGCCGGAACGGTCGTTCAATTTAATGGCACGCTAACCACCGGGATTAACCCCAGTTGTAGCGGGGCCGCCGCCAACCCGATCTACCTGGATTTCCGGCTAGCCACGGTTACGACGACGGTAACGATTAATAACCGGAGCTACCTTACCCTCCTCGGCGGTACCACGAGCCCCTCTTCGGCGAACGATATTTTCGGTATGTCCGGTTGCACCGGGATTACCATCGATAGTTGGACTTATCTCGGCACTAGCCTCAGCAATTATCTTAATGCCGGGCTAATCGGCACCTGCACGAATACCATTATCTCGAATTGTGTTCTTCACAATTTCGCCATGGGATTCGCCGGGGATAACAATAATGGCTTCCTCATTATTGGCAACGATCTCCTAACCAATACCAACGCGGGTGGTCAGTGCGATATTATTCACCTCGGTAGCGCGCTTAACATCACCATTGAGCGAAATAAGATCGTCCAGCGGGCTCCGGGCAACCCGACGACGAGGCATAACGATTGCATCCAGACGTATACGACCGGCACGGCCAATCCCAATAACTGGATTGTCCGCTATAACTGGATAGAAAATCAACAAACGACGGCCAATAGCTCCGGGGATTGTTCCTGGCATATTATGCAGGATATGCAGGACGCGGGAAGTCTCCCGGCCTTAAAGATCTACGGCAACGTCTATGTCGGGAGCGGCAACGCCTCTAACAATGGTATCCTTTGCAACCGCAACGGGGCCTCCGGGGGAACTTTTTATCTCTACGGGAATACCTTCGCGATTACCCCGAACGACTCCCCGGTTAATACCGTCCGCTTCTTAAACGATGCCGGGCCGGGCACTCTTTACGCCCGGAATAATGCCGGGCAGAGGGCCGCCCAACGGGGAACGGATCTCGAATGGGACCTTACCCCCGGGGGAAGCGGGTTCGATTATAACTTCTGGTACAACTGGTTCGGATCCAATACCGAGCCCGACTCCCTTTTCTCCGGGCCGCACGGTTTCTTTTCCGGAAGCCCGCCGACCACTTCTCCTTTTAACAATTTTAGCGGAGGCGACTTTAGCCCGGCCACCGGGAGCCCGCTTATCGGAGCGGGCGACATCACCATCGGCTCCGAGTTCCAATACGGTCTCCAGCCGGGGACGACTTTCCCGAATCCGACGGTTATCCAGCGGGCAGCTTCCGCTTACGACGTCGGCGCGTTCGTCGCCACTCCGGCCCTTACCGGAGGCGGAGGCACCGGAGGAGGAGGTACTGGCGCTCCAGGCGAAAACGCTTTTACGGTTACCGCAAGCGACTCGACCGGCACTTTTACCGTGCCTCAGGTTGGCTCCTCGACGACGGTTAACGTAACCAACGCCGACTTTATAGTTCCTGGCCAGATTGTTTACATCGCCGGAGCGGGCGGACCGGGAACCGCTGGAGCGCTTCAAGTACAGGCCGTCGTGGGCAAAACGCTTACTTTATATAACCCCATTCCCCCTCCTTCCGGGTCTTCCCCGGGAAGCGGCGGGATAGTTTATTCCGGGGTTAGCTCGGTAAGCGTCGTCGGCAATACCATCTCCCTCGTTAACGATCTCGCTAACCCGGGCAATTTAAAAGTCTACGGGACCAATCCCTCCGGAGTACTCGGTTGGAGTGCCATCTCCGGGCTACCGGTAAATTATGCCTCTCTCGTCGGTACGCAACCGGCTCCCCCGCCGCACGCCGCTTCGCACGAAAGCGGAGGGGTCGACGTTATCCCGCTCGATACCCTCGGCTCGCCGACCGACATTACCACGCTCAATGCTTCGACGAGCGCTCACGGTCTTCTCCGCAAACTAGACGGAACGGCGACCCATTATTTAGACGGCACCGGAGCCTGGAGCACCCCCGCCGGAGGTGCGACGGGAGCTACGGGCCCGACTGGGCCGACGGGAAAGAATTGTTATACAACGACCAGTGGGCCCTTTACCGTCCCCAGCTCGGGGACGGTAACGGTTTCCGTCGTCGATGCCGGATGGGCCGTTCCCGGGGAGATGGCCTATTTTAGTGGTGCGGGCGGATCGGGTTTAGCCGGGGCGCTAGAGATCGTTTCTATCGCCGGAAATACCCTAACCCTCGGATTGCCGACGCCGCCGAGCTACGCGCCTCCGGCGGTCGACCTTACCGTTTTTATCGAGAGCCCGACGAATAAGACTTACGTCCTCGACCTCGGCCTTCCCGCTCCTTGTACGATTACTTCGATTTTAATTAAGACCGTCTCCGGTACCTGCACGGCGGCTTTAAACCGCAACGGCTCGGCCATTACCGGAGCGAGCGCTCTTTCCGTTAGTAGCACGCTAACCTCGGTAACTCTAGGCCAAGCTTGCTCCGCCGGGGATACGATAACCCTAGTTATAAGCGCGAACTCTAGCTCCGTCGATCTAGCCGCTTCCGTCCACATGCAACCGTAGAACGAATGTCGAATGTCGAATAGCCTGATCATGGTTGGCATGCGCCCGCGCTACTCGCTTTTCCTCCCCTCCGAGGTTCCGGCGGGTAATGGCCCGCTTGCCGGATCGCTCAATGCCGGGATCGCTTTCTTCGTTTCCGTCGCGTGCAACCTCCTCGCCATGCGGTTTTATAAGCGGTCCGACGATACCGATACTAGCCACACGGTAAACCTTTGGGACGTGTCCGGTCGGACTAGTTTAGCTTCGCAAGCCTCCTCCGGAGAACCGGCCTCCGGCTGGGTGGAAGTTCCGTTAACCACTCCCGTTCCGTTGACGGCGAATAAGGCCTACTACGTTACCTTCTTCATGCCGGGCGGCTTCTATAGCTATACGGACGGTTACTTCACCTCGGCGGTTACCCGGGGGCCGATTACCGGGTATGCGGACGGGACGGTGCCGGGAGGGATCGTAAATAATACTGGCATTTATCATTTCGGTTCCGTTCCGACCTTCCCGGATTCCGGATATGCAGCCAACTATTGGGCGGACGTGGTGGTCGATTAAATAAGAAAAATTTTCCTTTTCCGTAATTAAAGGTATATGGCAAACATTCCCGGCGTAGCAATTCCCGGTTCGGTCGTGGTAAGCGGAAGCGGCGTTTCGCCTGGAGGTGCTCAAGGTATCCAAGGACCTGCCGGGGCAAGCGGAGGCGGAAGCGGTTCCGGAGGGACGAAAACTTGGTCGAAATTTAATGCCAATGATGGCCAACCTCCGGCGACCAATTATGCCGTTTGGGGAACTCGTAATTCTACATCTTTTCTAGCTTTTAACGACACGACCGCCTGGGCGACGGTCTTTATCGGCATCGTGCCCGAATCCGCCGTCGTTAGTAGCGGCGTCCTCATCCGGATTTTTTGGATATCAGCATCGAGTTCTTCCGGCGCGGTGCAATGGGGAGCGCAAATCGATTCCATGACCGCCGGGAGCAATCCGACGAGCGATAGTTTCGATACGGCGGCGACGGTCTTTACTACGACGTCGGGGAGCAACGGCGTTATTACGATCTCCTCGATTACCTTAACCTCGATCGACGGGATCGGGATCGGCGACGGTTACCGGCTTAAAATTTATCGCGACGCGTCGAACTCGAACGACAGCATGGCTGGCGACGCCCAGGTTCTCGCGGTAGAGATCCGAAGCGCCAACTAATCGCACTATGGCCCGCTCTTTAGTTAAGACTAACTCCCAGCGGATCCAGATCGCGACCTCCCTTATCGGGGCGACCGGAGTTCCGGTCTCCATGTCGATGTGGTACAACCAACCGGCGGCCATCGCCGCCGATCAGGTTCTCGCCGCTCTCTCTAATTCGGGAGTCGGGGCGGCTAGCTTAGACATTGTCGTTTACAACTCCGATAAGTTAGTGCGAGCCGAGGCACAAGAAGGGGGGACGGACGACGATACGGCCAAGTCCTCGACGACGGTCGGCTCGGTGGCCAATACCTGGTTCCATATACTGGGCGTTTACGGAGCGAACAATGCGAGAACCTGCTACGTTAACGGCGCTAATCCCGGGAGTTCCTCCGTTACGGTAAACGTTACCGGGCTTAATACCTCGACGATCGGGGGCACGAATAATACCGGAGGGCCCTTCTCCTCGAATGCCACCTTCGCTTTTTTTGCGTTCTACAACATTGCTTTGATCGCACAAGATGCGCTTTCGCTCGCCTCCGGGGCACATCCGAGGAAAGTGCGCCCGGGAAATTTGCTCTCGATCGTTAATCTTACCGGGAGCAATAATCCCGAGCCGGATTATGTCGCGAATACGACCTGGGCTTTCGTCGGGACCGGCGTTCCTAGCGAAGTAGCTAATCCCCGAATTTATTGGTAGCGGTTAAATAATCGCGAAGTACGCCTCCGCCGTCTCCCGGTCGACGACCTCCCAGTAGTGCTCGCGGAGCATGCGCTCGGAGTGGTCGGCTTGTCCCGCCGTCCAGGTTAAACCCTTTAACGCGACGCCGTAGGAGCAAAAGGAATGCCGGAGCACGTTCTGTGGCCAGGGGGAGATACCGGCTTTCCCCGCCGCCTTCGTCATTACGATCTGCAAGCCGGGCCGGGGAGGGAGAACAGGACCCGAGCATGTCTCGGGAATTCCCGAGACATCCTTAGGAATTCCTAAAGATGAAGCGAGGATCGTCGCCAGATTTTCCGGGATTTCGATAAGCTTGCGCTTGCCGTTCTTCGACTTGCCGAAGGGGAGGTCGATAAGCCGCCGGTCGAGCTTTATCTCGCTCCAATCGAGCCGCTCGGCCTCCGCTCGCCGCAAGCCGGTAAAGGCGGAGATCGCGAAGAAAGGAACGAACTCCGGGCGGAGGGCGAGAAGGAACTTTGCCAGTTGCTCCGGGGTAAGCACCGAAACTTGCCGTCCCCGCTTTGCCGGATCGTTAAAGGGAACCACTTCGGCGAGGGGGTTGCTCGGGAGAAGGTGCCAGCTTTTGGCCATGTTAAGCGCGTTTTGTATGTAGCCCAGGTGCCGGTTTCTGGTTTTTATCGCCAGGTCGAGGCCGGAGAGCCAGCTCTTTATCCCGTTCTCGGTAAGGAGGGAGAGGGTCTCCTCGCCGAAACGGCCCTCGAATTTGCGCAAGGTCTCCCGCATCGATTCGGCGTGGCGCTCGGAAATCTCTTTCGTCGCGAGGCGACGCTCGAATTCATTGGCTACCCGTGCGCAGAGGGCCCGTACGCTGCCCGAAGAGGAAAGCCGGTCTAAATGATTCCGGTAGAAGTGCACCGCCTCGTAGAGGGTTTTATCGTAGGGCCGGAGCATTTCAATGCACTCGGCGGCCATGACCCGTTGCGTGTCGGTAAGGGAGGTACGGGTGCCGAAGGCGGCGATCTGATCGTTTAGATTGCGGGCGGCGGCTTTCGCTTCCTTTTCGGTAACGAAGTAGTACCGTTCCCGCTTGCCGGTAGGGCGGCCCTCGATTTTCCATTCCTTTTTCCCGTTGGGGGAAGAGAGTTTAAAAACGCGGAAAGACTTGGACGACGGCGGGCGCGGCATAGGTTATTCAACCTACGCCCGTTTACGCCCATAATTAAGGTTTTTCCAGTCTTTTCGCGTCGCTTCCCGTCGCTTCGCCCCTGGGGAAGGGTTACATCCCAAGCGACCCTAACGGGATTCGAACCCGTGTTACCGCCGTGAAAGGGCGGTGTCCTGGGCCACTGGACGATAGGGTCGTTCAGGGAGAGCGGAATATGGCAGTAAGAGCAGGGTGCGCAAGCGAAAAGTGCGCCGGCACCCTGCAGGCCGCGCCGGAGCGACAAACCCGAACTTGCATTCACGATCCGTTAACTCTGCTGCTCCCAAACTCCTGACTCCCGGCTCCTGACTCCTGATCACTGCTTTGCCCGTTTCGCAATGATCATGGACGCAGTACGTCGTATCGCCCCCTGGTGTTGAGCCATTGCTCTAGAGGCGCGTGCCACCAAGGCGGAGGCAGCCGATGGATTTCGCAGCAAATCCGCGAGCGTCGAGACAAGAGCGTCGGCAGAATGCAGCTGAACTATCCCTCCGGCTTTTCGCAGTTCATCTACGATGTATTGAAAATTCTCCATGTGTGGGCCCACCACCACCGGCTTGCTGGCCAGGATCGGTTCAACCGGATTCTGTCCCCCTTTGCCGTAGAAGCTTTTGCCAACGACCACCACCGTCGCCGTGGAATACCAATCCCGGAGTTCTCCGGTCGTGTTGACCAGTAAGACAGACGGATCATGCCGGAAATCCGGTTCGGAACGCAGAGTGAAGCGGACGTTTCGGGCTCGCAGGAGTTGCGCGATCTCAGGGGTTCGTTCGACGTGGCGTGGAACCAGGATGAGAAAGAGTTGAGGGAATTCAGTCAAAAGCAATTGAAACCCTGAGAGCAGCAGATCCTCTTCGCCGGGATGCAGACTGCCACCCAGCAGGATCGGGCGGGCCGCTTTCACCCCGTGTTGTTCCAGCCAGCGAGAAAAGCGCAAGTCGATTCCGGCCGCCAAATTTTCCGTGTCATATTTCATGCTCCCGGTCACGGTGATGCGACTGGCAGGCACGCCAACCCGTTTCCAGCGTTCGGCGTCGACTGGATCTTGCGCACAGAGGGTCGTCAGATTCTGCCAGAAAAGAGTCTGCGCGATATTTCGTAGCTTGATGTAGCGCTGTTCTGACCGTCGCGAAAGTCGGGCATTTGCCAGGTATACAGGGGATCGGTGCTCCTTGGCCAAAGCCAGAAATGAAGGCCATAAATCGGAGTCAATCAGGATCGCTTCATGCGGCCGGATCTTTTGCCAGCAGGCTTTTACAATAGGGTAGAAGTCGATCGGATTATAAATGATTTCGATCCATGGCCGGTTTTCGCTTCGCTGTTGTCCCAGTGCGAATCCCGTCGAAGTGGTGGTTGAAATGACCGCCTTAAAATCGGGAAATTGCCGCTTAAGTTCTTCAATCAGGCGAAGCGCCATCACGATTTCTCCGACACTGACGGCGCGAATCCAGGTCCATCCGCCTTCAGCAAATCGGTCAGCCAATCCTTTCGGGTAAACGCCGAACCGTTGCGTAAAGCTCCGGAGGTAGCCGCCGCGCCTGAGCATCCGTCTCAGGTAGAATGGGAAGGAAACGAGGAGCGCAAGCGGCAGCAGAATATTGTAGAGGATTAACAGCATCAGCCGGGGAGTTTCTTGTGAATACAAAATAGCAGTTTGGTGGCGCCGTATTTTTTGGCTCGAATAATCTCCCAAAACCGTGAAGCGCTGACTTCCTTGATCGGTGAACATTCAAGGACCACAAGACCTTCGGGTTCGACGGCGGCCACCAGAAATTTGTCTTCTAAAAGTTCTCCGGCAATATCTCGGTCACCGGCTTTTTTGGCATAGGGCGGATCAGCAAACACCAACCGATATCGTTCCTGATGCTTTTCTAGAAACCGAAAAGCGTCGTCCCGAAACACTTTGCCGTCGAGTTTTGTTCTGGCAAGGTTTGATCGAATCGCTTCGATGGACTTCGGGTGGTCATCCACGAAAACAGCATCAGCGGCGCCTCGGCTCAATGCTTCAATTCCGTACCCGCCGCTTCCGGCGAAAAGATCAAGAACGTGTGCGCCAATAACGAAGTCTCCGAGGGCCGAAAAAGCGGCTTCTCGCACCCTATCCATGGTCGGACGCAAATCGTGGGCCGGAGTTTTTAACAGGATACCGCCAGCCGACCCGGCAATGACTCTCATAAGGAGCCACGGAACGCAATCCGTTGTCGTCCTCCGGCGCACGGATACCTTGGCTTGTGTGCGAGAAAAAATCGCAATGTAGAAAGCATGGCACAGAGGTCACAGAGGGGGGATGTGATCGCCGGCCCGAGAATTCTGTTGATAACACCGTGACCTCCGGACGAGATCGCCAGTGAAACGACCTGATTTGTTGCGTCGATCACAGCGGGAACGATCAGCTTCGCAGACGACGAGCACAAGAATGAACTGCGGCCACGTCAACCGTTTGAGGGTCTTCCGGCTCGCTCGGGACCAGATGGCACCCGATCACGCCGCTTCTCTTTGTGGTCCGGGTGGAAAAGCTTTTTCATTAGTTTGCTTTTGTCGCCGATGATCCTCTCAAAGAGATCGGTCTGCGGCTTCAGCACCGATCCAGTGACCTGAAAATCGAGATACCGCCCATCCCCATCCTTTGATTTTGCAAAATTTTCTTCCAGTTCATTCGGAATTTTCTGGCTGAGAAATTGGCTGACCGTTAAACGACCGTTCAGGTCAAGTTTTTGCGCAGATTCGACTTTTCCCCAGAGGTTCACTTGAACGTTTTTTGAGATCAACTGCAACGAATCGACTTTGATGTCTTGCCCGACCACGCTGAATTTCGAGAGAGCCTGTTCGAGCTCAAGTCGTTGCAATTCGTCGATCCGAGTCCACCGTCCGAGCTCTTTCAGTACCGGGTATTGATCGAGGTAGCCCGTTTTGATCTCCAGACTGCCATCGCCCGAGGCGAGCGACGGATTTTTCATGAACCCTGCCAGCTGAAAATTCCCTTGCAGAGTACCGTGCGCCCGATCAAGGATCCCTCCGGCCCGGCTGCTAATTTCATTGATATTCACATCAGCCACCTGAGCGTGCAGCTGATACGGTATTTGGGAGTTGGTCAGATCCGCATGAAAACTCCCGTGGATTTCGCCTCCGGAAATTTGTGCGGTGATGTCCTCCAAATCGAGGGCCCCGTTGGAACACTTCACCGGCGAGGCTACATCTTCCACATTAATCGAATCTCCAATGGCCGCGCTCGAAATCCGCACTTTCCCGACATATTCCCCTTTGTGCGATTGCACGAATCCTTCGACGTCGCGTAGGGTTGCTGCCGGAACGCCTTTCGCCCCTAATAAGTAAATCGTGATATTCCGAATCTTAAACTTCCGAATCTCCACCCAAAAGCTTCCCGGGATGCCATTCTCGGCGGGCGAGGCCTTTCCGGGTCGAGCAGCCCCAGTGACCAGGTCCGCTTTGGTGGGAGACGATTTGCCGGAATTCGCTGGAGGGATCGGCCGGACCACAGGGGCTTCCTCCGCTTCTTCATTTGACTCGGGCCGGCCGGCGGTCGGAATTCGGAACTCCGCTCCGCTCAAAATTACTTGGCGGACGATCAGTTTGCGCCGGAAAAGCGGCAGATAATTGCACTGGATCCAAAGGTCTTGCGCTTTCATGACCGGATAGTCCGCAGACGGATCCTGAACCGAAACATCCTCCAGATGAAAGCCGCTCCAGGGCGTGAAACTGATGCGAAAAACGGAAACCGGATAGCCGAGATTTTCGCTAACGATTTCTCGCAGTCTTAGCTGAGTGTCGGGAGATTGAACATAAAGGTTAATGGCCAGCAATCCTAGTCCGACCAGGCCGCCTATCGCGACAACAACAATCAGCACCGGCTGGACAATGCGTTTCACTCCACCGTGGAAAACGCCCGCGGTAGAGCTCGAGAGAAATTCCCTAATCGACGAGAACAAGGTCTGGATTCTTTTGAATCCAATCGGTTCGGCCGTCAGGGACGCGAATCTTTCACGCAGCGCCCAAAACCAGTCACGGAGCTGACCGAGGACTTTTCTACCGAATATAGATTGAAAGCGCAAGAGACAGAATGTCAATCAGTTAGCCGCGATTTTACGCTAAAATTCCAGCGATATCGGAAAGGTTTGTCCATCAGGCATTCTAAATAACTTCGGCCGGTTGAGGTTACTTTCGGTGCTGATAAAGTAGTCTGCGGGCGCAGCGCTGTCTCGAATAGTTTTTAAGGCCGGTTAGACATAAGTCTCAAGCCTGTTTTCGGTGCACCTAGCGCCAATGTTCCCTGGACCCCGAGGAAGACAGCTTGGCCTCAAGAAGCTATCTTTCGTCTCGATGGCCGAAATTGATGCCCCCAAGTTAGTGGAAGACCTTTGGGATCCGTCCGCAGGGCGCAAGGTATGGGGAAGACTGGTTTCCGCAAATCAAGACATGGCGCAAGCGCTGATCGCTTCTCCCGACCGCGCTAGTGCGATCTTGAACTTTTTGATTTTTTCTCCGATCTCGGTGGAGAAAATCTGCCGGCGGCCAGAGCTATTGGATTGGTTGAGTCACTCTGACGTGAAAAATCCGAAGGCGACTTCCCGGCCAAGCTGGCAGGGTGACAGGTCGGATCTTTCGTTTCGCGATCTCAGGCTCTGGAAATCTCAGGAAATGCTTCGAATCGCTTTTCGGGATATCAGCGGGCTGGCCGGGTTTGCCGAAACGACGCGAGATATCACGGCGGTCGCCGAGCGTTGCGTCTCCGAGGTCTATGCGACCTGTTTCGAAAACCTGGCCGGCAAACGAGGCCGGCCGGAGACTGGTTTCTGCATTTTAGCCATGGGCAAATTTGGCGGTACTGAGCTGAACTACAGCTCGGATATCGATGTTATTTTCTTTTACGGCGACGAAGGAAATGTCAGTTCCCGATTGACCCACCACGAGTTTTTTACGCGTTTGGCCGAGAGCATCATTCGGATTTTCTCGGCCACGGCGGATCCTTTGTTTCGGATTGACGTCCGCCTTCGGCCCGAAGGTGGAAACGGACCGCTGGTTCGATCGCTGGCCAGCATGGAGAATTATTACGCCGGATACGGTGAGACGTGGGAACGGATGGCTTTGATCAAGGCGCGGGGTGTGGCTGGAGACAATGAACTGCTCTACGAGTTCAACCAACGATTGCAGCCTTTTATTTTTCCACGAATCGTTTCTGCCGATCTGTTGGACGAAATTGCGGCGGTCAAAGTTCGGATCGAAAGAGACGTTGTCGGTCCTGCGGAGCTCCACCGTAACGTGAAACTAGGATTTGGAGGCATTCGGGAAATTGAGTTTATCTTGCAAACCTTGCAGCTTTTGCACGGAGCTAGAAATGCCTTCCTGCAGGAGCGAAACAGTCTCAAAACTCTGGTTGCGTTGGAGCAGTTGAATATCCTTCCGCCGAACGAAGTGCGCCTGCTCCGTGACGCTTACATTTTTCTGCGGTCGGTCGAGCATCGTTTGCAAATCCAAAACGAGCAACAGACGCACACCTTGCCGGCTCGCAGAGAGGCCTGGCTCGGAATTGTCCGTACTCTTGGGTATGACCAGGCGCCCCCTTTCGCAGAAGCCTTGCAATCGCATACCTCAGCGGTGCGGTCGGTTTTTGACCGGTTGCTGAAAAGTAGCGAAGCGAGATCGAAAGAATCATCGCGTGATCTTTCCGGCTTTCGCGATCCCGAACGCGCTGTGCGCGCATTGACGGCGTTGCGCGAAGGACCTTCCGCCGTCCATGTGGCACCTCGAACTCGGCGTCTCTTTGCAAAGCTTGAGCCGGAATTGCTGGCCTGGTGTGCGCGGGTGGCTGAACCGGATGCCGCGTTGAATCGTTTGGTTCGTTTTGTCGAGGCCTACGGCACTCGAGGGCTGCTTTTTGAAACGATGCTGGCCAACCCAAAATTGCTGGAGTTGCTGGTACGCCTTTTTGACGCCAGCGCCATTTTCAGCGACGTAGTGATCCGGCGCCCCCAGCTGATTGAGGAGATAACGCGTGGCAAGACGCTTGGATTGTCGATTTCCAAAGAGCAGTTTCTGGAGGATCTCAGACGCAACGAAGAGAAATTGGCGCCGCTCGTCTGGGTCCGCGTCTATCGAAGCAGCGCGGTGGTCCGAATTCTTCTGCGGGATATCCTCGGAATGGCTTCTCAGGAAGAGCTGCAGTTTGAGATGACGAACCTGGCCGAGGCCTGCTTGGTTTATTGTTGCCGGCAACTGGCCAGACCAGACCAGATTTCGGTGCTCGCCTTGGGAAAATTTGGAGGTCGCGAACTGCTCTATGGAGCCGACCTGGATCTGGTTTTCGTTGGAAATGAGGTCAGCGCCGGTGAGCAATTGATTCAAGCGATGGGAGCAAAAACGGCGGAAGGCGTCGCCTTTCCGCTGGACGGACGTCTGCGACCAGACGGTGAAAAAGGCGTGCTGGTCACGCCGCTGGCCGCATATCGAGAATATTTCGATCAACGGGCGCACTTTTGGGAAGCGCAAGCCCTGACCAGGGCTCGTGCCGTGTACGGACCCGAAGCGTCATCCCTGAATGCATCCGTCGGGGAAATCTGGACCCGCTGGAGCAGACAAGCCGATTTGAAATCGGAAGTTCAAAAAATGTATCGAAGGATCGTCAAGGAACGCGCCAAAGGGGACGATCTTCAACACTTCAAAACGGGAAAAGGTGGTCTGATTGGAATTGAATTCCTGGTTCAATATCTCCAGATGAAGCATCAGGTGCAGGAGACGAATACCCTTCGAGCCGTTGAGAAACTGACGGGTATTCTGGATCCACAAGAAAGTGTGCTCCTGCGTACCACCTACGGTTTTTTGCGCCGCATCGAATCAGTGTTGCGACGTGTTTCAAATAGCCCGATCTCTCAACTTCCCTCCGGTGCCGACGATCTGCGGGTATTGGCTATCCGGATGGGGTTTGCCAGTCAGGAGGAGTTTCTGGGCCAGTACGCCGCGCGACGGCGCGAAGTCGAGACAATCATCGAGAATCATTTTCAACCGCTGTCATAAACGCGAGAAGCTTCTTGTGTTCGACTCGTGACTCTTCTGCCTAAACCTGAGAAACCGGTGGAATCTGTGGTTCCAACTTCTTTGACTAAATCCGCTCTGCCTACCATTCTACACTTATGAAATCCCCAGTGAAAGTTGCTGTGACCGGGGCTGCCGGTCAGATTGGTTATTCGCTCCTGTTTCGCATCGCTTCCGGTTCAATGTTCGGTCCGGATCAACCGGTTGAATTGAAGTTGATCGAAATTCCGGAAGCCTTGAAAGCTCTTGAGGGCGTCGTGATGGAGTTACAAGACTGTGCGTTTCCATTGATCACGAAACTCTCCCCGACCTCTGATCTCTCGGAAGGTTTTGGCGGTGTGGACTGGGCTTTGCTGGTCGGAAGCGTGCCTCGTAAGCAGGGGATGGAACGCAAGGATCTCCTGGGGATCAACGGGAAAATATTTATTGGTCAAGGGCGCGCCATCGAAAAGAACGCGGCTCCCGACGTCCGTGTCCTGGTGGTTGGAAATCCGTGCAACACCAATTGCCTGATCGCGATGAACAATGCGAAAGGCGTACCAGCCGACCGCTGGTTTGCCATGACCCGGCTAGATGAAAATCGCGCGAAATCACAGTTGGCGGCCAAGGCTGGGACCCACGTAACGGCGGTCACGAATCTGGCGATTTGGGGGAACCATTCCGCGACTCAGTACCCGGATTTCTACAACGCGAAGATCAACGGCAAGCCGGTGCCCTCCGTCATTCCGGACGAGAACTGGTTGCAAAACACCTTTATTCCCGTTGTCCAGCAGCGTGGAGCCGCCATTATCAAGGCAAGAGGCGCTTCTTCCGCAGCCTCCGCCGCCAATGCCGTGGTTGACACCGTTCATTCTCTGGTAACGCCGACACCCGAGGGTGATTGGCACAGTGTGGGAATCTGTTCAGATGGCAGCTACGGAGTGGAGGAGGGGATCATCAGCTCTTTCCCGATCCGCACCGCCGGTAACAACGGCCGCGAAGTGGTGCAGAACGTGATGTTGAATAATTTCAGTCGCCACAAGATCGACGCCACGGTTGGCGAGCTCCTGGAAGAAAAAGCCCTGGTTGCAGAGCTTCTTGGATAGCCTCGAGATCGTGATTGTGCTCGTGCTGTTATCAGGCTTGATCGAGGCCGGTCGGAGGCGCCGCTAAAGGAAGCAATCGAGCACGCACGACTGACAAGGGAGAATTAACGTTCCTCCGCAACACACCTTCGGGTGAAGGACAACCAGAAACGGAGACCCCTGATTTCCCCTTTCTGCGAGGAAGCCGACGGCATCATCCCACTGAAAACTGGCAACTGACACTGACAACTTTGATTGACTCCTCCCGAACTCGTAATATCTTCCGCTCTCTCGAAACGCACCGCTAGCTCAATTGGCAGAGCAAGTGACTCTTAATCACTGGGTTGTTGGTTCGATTCCAACGCGGTGCAGTTCGGCCTCCAGAGCCGATTCGCGGTCTATCAAGACCGCTGACTGATCATCCAATCAAGGGCATTCAGTGCCCCTTTAGTGCCTCAACATTGAGCGTCAAGGGGGAGGCACCATGAAGCCGATCCCCACGCTATCCGAACTGGAAAGCGCAGTCGAGCGACACAATCTGTCGTTTGTCGAAGCTGGCGAGGCCTTGGCCGAGATCCGAGCTTTCCGCTTTACCGAAATGGAAGGGTCGGAGGCCGAGGAACGGTTTGAGCAGGTGACCAGTTTTAGCAGCTTCCGCAACTATTGCCTGGCCAAGTGGGGTCTACCCTTCCAGCGAGTCAGGCAGTTGATCAACGCAGCGGAAGTCTTCCGCCTTCTGGAAGCCAAGAGGTCAACGCCCGTTGACCCCCTCCCCAAGACCGAGTTCACCATTCGACCGTTGACCGCTTTACGAATGCCAAGCGGCGAATTCGATGCCGAAGGTGCGCATGCCGTCTGGAACAAGGTGGTGGCCATCTTTCTCGGTAACCCCAGCGCCAAGCAAGTCGGCTTGGCCGTTCAAGCTTACAAGGCAGGTCGGCTGGACGGCCTCAAGGAGGAGCCAGCGGAGCCCGAGCTAAAACAGGAACCCGCTCCAACACCCGAGATAGAGGAGCCCGAGCAGGAGGAGGAGCCGGAACCCGAATCCGAATATACGGAGGCGCAGACCAAATTACGCGAGACGCTAGCTAGCACCTTAGCTAAGGTAGTTGCTAGAATACAAAAATCTGGGGAGCTAACTGACGCGCAGATCCGCAGGGTAGTGCGAGATGTTCTGGAGGAGATGGGAGCCGGCTAACATAGGTTAGGCGGTCACACAACGCGAGCGCTGAGAGGAGGGGAAGGAGATCTCCTTGGGCGCATTGACAACAGACTCAGACTATGTTATAGTATTAGATGGACCAACGATACCTAGACACTAGCGATTGGCCGAAACAGGCTAATCTGACCGACTGGGCTCGCCTCTTAGGGCTCTCCAAGAATACAATGTATAAATATGTGGGCAACGGGAAGCTGCACACTAGCAAGCAGTTTAATGGCATTCGCCTGGCCACCCGCGAGGCGATTATGGCCTGCTGGAACATCAAGCATCGGGAGGTTAAGTCAGCGGAGGCGCGGCGGTGAAGACTCCCAAGGGGAAACTACAAGCAGCGCCCGTTCCCAGCAAGAATAAGCCTATTAGGGCAAAGAAGCGCGGGAGGCGAAAATGAAGGCCAAGCCCAGCGTTAATACCGTAATCCACAGGCTGGTTAGGGACCTAGGGCGCATTCCGGAGGAGGCTTGCGAGGGCCAGGCCTACTTTTACATCGAATGGGAGCAAGTCAGACATAGCCTACGCGAGAGGCTCCGAGAGCGTCTCGTGGAAGTATGGTGCTCGGATTCAGAGGATTAGCTATGAATGAAAAGTGGCTACCGGTCGTAGGCTATGAAGAACTATACCTAGTTAGTAACTTAGGGAGGGTTATGAGAATAGCCAGCGACACGAGCAGGACTAAAAGGCCTATCGCTAGGCTCAAAACAAGGCAGGCTGCTGAAACCGACTCTCCATCGGAGATACCTAGTAGTGACTCTATTTAAAGAGACCAAAAGGAGGCAGCGTTTTATTCACCACATAGTAGGAGACGCATTTATCGGTCCAAGGCCTGCGGGTTGCCTACTGCATCACAGAGATGAGGATAGAATGAATAACAATGTGGGAAACCTTAAATACCTAACACCAGCAAAGCACAGTCTGCTTCACAACGCAATAATCTCACAGGAGGAAGTGACAGAAATCAGGACACTAGCAGCGGAAGGCGTGCGACAGTGTGACCTAGCCAAGTATTTTGGGATTAGCGGCGGACACATTCACAGTATCGTCAGAAATAAACGGCGACGGGGAGGACGAGGATGAGAAACTATGACCGGTTCCCTTATCATTACTGGCTAATAGCTATAATAGCCTATGCCCTGGCATTAACGGCAGTTATAATCAGCCTAACCAAGGCGAAACTATGAGCAGGATTAGTAGGGCGTTTGATGAGCCGCTAGAAAAGCCCCCCTATTGGCCGATTAGGGACTATTGCGAGGCCGTATTAGGGAGGCGATTCGGCGGTTGGGGCAGAGTCTTCGCTCATTGCCCCTTCACTTCGCCGGTGGACGAGGGAGGAGGCAAAGCCTTTGTGATAGACGAGGCCTTCAACAACGCCACTTGCTTCGGACAGTGTGACAGGAAGACTTGGACCCCTTTTGACCTACATCGGGAGGTGTTTCAGTTCCCGAACTGGAAAGCCGCACTAGCGGACTTTAAGGCGCGGCTGGGGCATAATGTAGCCACAAATCCCTCTCCCCTGCCTGAACTAACTAGGAGGCCTCCTCCGGAGAGCAAAGCCGACAGGGGACTAATAGCGAAGAAATTGGCGGAGCAGGCAAACATAACAGCGGTCAAGATAAGGAACATCGGGGAGGACGGAAGAGCAGAGAGAGAATTAGTGGCATTATGGGGAGAGGCGCGATTGGCGATCGCCCAGAGTTACCAGAGCGTGTTTGTCGGTGAAACCGCCAAACGGTGGCTGAGAAATGAGCGATTAGCGAGGCGAGTTCAATTCCTCTGCTGCTGGTCGATTAAGGAGGGGCATAACTGGGTGACCAATCGGACGGTGGAGGAGCCGATTATGCTAGACATAGAGTTTGACGACGAACCGGAGCCGGACAACCAGTTGCGACTAATCTGGGCGCTACGGAAGAGTTGGAGGATGTGGAAGATACCGCTATTTAGCATCTGCTGGTCGGCTGGTAAGAGTTACCACGCGCTCTTTTATGTTAGAGGTTGTAGCGACAGTGACTTGGAGTTGTTAAGGGGAGGAGCGGCTAGGTTAGGAGCCTGCGAGGCCTCTATGAGGCCTCACCAATGGGTTAGGTTTCCGGGGGGCTGGCGACCGGGGAAGGGTAGGCAATCAGTGTTATACTTGAAGGGGGACTTGCTAGGAGGCTGAGAGTGTGTTAGATTAGCTGCGGCTATGACAGGCAACGACCAACTAACGAAAGGAACTAGTAAACGATGAAGGAGAACTATGAAAGATGGAAAAAGTGGAGCGCCGGGGGCTATACCCGACGCCCACGACAATGAAGGCAACTATGACGGCCCCAATGTACCATACAAAAAAGCGTCTGTCAAGTTAGGCCGAAGGGAGGCCTCCTCAGGGGGTCTTAACAGCCACTCGGACTCGTTCCGAGTAGTAGGGGAAGTGTTAGCAAGCGAGAAGCAACTAGCGGAACAGTTTCGCCAGGAATTCGGCGCTAGGCACCCGAGCGAGATGGAGGACGAGATGCCTGAGCAGGCTCTGGAAGGCTTGCTCTACCGGCAGCAAGTAATGATGATTAGCGGGGGAGCCAAGCGTTATAAGTCCTGGGTGCTGGCTCAACTAATTGTGTGCGTGGCGACAGGGGCAGACTTCCTAGGCTTCCCGGTAAATAAAGGCAAAGCGCTATACATTAATCTTGAACTGTTTGAAGCTGAAGCGAAGAACCGGCTGAGGCTAATTAGCAAGGCGATGGGTTTCGCTAAGATACCGGAAAATAACATCGATGTGGTTAGTTTCAAGGGTAAGAAACTAACAACCGCCAAGTTGATGAAATACGCAGAGGGAATGCGAGCCGCTGGCTATGTGCTAGTCGTGGTTGACCCCATCTATAAACCTTACATAGGAAGGGATGAGAACTCCATAGAGGGCGTGTCGGGTATCTTACACGAGTTTGAAGTGCTAGCGATGGCTATCAACGCATCGGCTGTCTTTGCTCATCACTTCTCCAAGGGGCCACAAGCCTATAAGGAAGCGATGGACCGAGCGTCAGGGAGTGGCGGGTTCAGCCGTAGTCCTGACACACTGCTAGCACTAACCAAGAACGAGGCGGAGAAGGGAATAACCGTGGAAATAGACTTACGCAGTTTCCCGCCGATTAAGCCATTCGGCATCAGGCATAGGTTCCCTATCTTTGAGCGGGACGACACCATAGACCCTGCGAAGGTAGTGGACCGGGAGAAGAAGCCACGAAAGCACCCTGACGAGTTAATGTTGATACCGCTGAGGGTAAAGCCGGAAGGCCTACGCTATACCGAGTGGTTTAAGGCTATCAACGGCGGGAAGAAAGTCATCTCCGATTCACAGTTTGAGCGTCGAGTGAAAGAATTGAAGCAAGAGAAGAAAGTCGTCGTTGGGATTAACAAGTGTTACAAAGAGGCGGAGGCGGTGGAAGTCGCACAGTTTGTTGAGGGTCTTGGGGGTGACCAGTCGTGATACGTATTATTAAGAAAGCGAAATACGTGGCACGATTCACCCCCAGCACCCCCAGCACCCCCAGAGAACCCCCAGGGGGTCCACTAAGTAAACTAAGCGCTGCTGGGGTGGGGGGTGAAACTTCCGTTCACCCCCAGCACCCCCAACGCCTTAGAGGGGGTGGTGGTAAAGAGGGTAGACGGAGACAGTTTATGATAAAGAAAAGCAGAAGACAACAAGCAACGGTTCCCGACAACTGCCACATCTGGGGCAATGACGAGGAGGAAGCCGCACGGCCAGTGGAGAAGCAACTAGACCCCAAGGTGAGGGAGGCACTAGGGGTAATGGCGGATAAGGTAAGGGGTAGGGCCAGGGAGCGAACCGATGAGTTAAAGGAGGAACTGGCAGGGATAATAGGGGTATTTATGGAAGATTACCCTAATTGCAGCCGACACGATTACTTGCGGGGACTGGGGACCAGTTGGGACGGACTGCTGAGTAAACTGTGTGAGGCTCTTTATCAGCACATCGGTGATGTTGATGTGGAGCGCTCAGCCAGAAACCTAAGCGATAAGATACTGGCCTTGGAGAAGCCGGTGCGCATCAAGCGTCAAGGGAGAGATTAGTGGCGTGGCGCAAACTGCGGGGGAGACAGGAAGGACCCGAGCAGCGACTTGCGGGAATAAAGGGTCCTGCCCCGCATTGGGCTACGAATCACGCTGCGACGCGGCCACTGCTCTGGCCTATTCCGTAACCAAAAAGCGAATTATGAAGAAACGAGATAAGAGGAAGCGGGAGCACGGCACGCACCCAGAGACGGCTCGCCGTCGAAAGGCCAGAAGCGAGAGGTGGAGGAAGGCTCTGGCCCCTGAGCCTGAAAGAGAGGACAAGCCATAAAACTATTAATGTAGCACCGGTCTAACATAAATATTATGAAACCACAAGCACGCGAGATTGAAGAGTTCAGACGCAGCCTGCTATCGGCGGAGTCGTTTCGCGCCTTAGCGAATGATGAATGGCCTCCTGACCTACGGAAGGCTCTTAATAATAGCGAGGCTTCGGGGCTGGATGTTGATAAATATATAACGATGGTTCGCATCGTCGCGATGAATAGATTTCTGCTGAACCATAGCAGCATCGCCTTTCTAGTCCATACTAATGTCGGCTCTCACGGGAAGGAGAGTCTCGTCCATCCGATTAAACCCTTGGTCGACAAGACCATATACCAGCGCGGTCAGTCAATGACCGGGGTCAACTTTGACCTAGCAGCCGTGCGGCTGCACCCTGAGAGCGGAGACTACCTGCTGGTCTGTTCATATAGAGAGGACATTAACCTGATTGAAGCCGCTCCTGCTGAGCCTTGGTTGGGAGGCGAAATAAGGGAGCCAGGCACTCCTGAGGGCTTCGTGCGGCTGGCGCTGGCCCTTTGCGAGATAGATGCTGCCGGTTAGGGCTTTCCGAGGGGGAGGGCCAAGAGGAGAGCAGGCCTCTTGGCCCCAAGCAGGAACTAACTGTTTAACAGCGAAAGAGTCAGCTTATGAGTTTGACTCACCCACACTTTAACATTGGCCTAGCCTTTTGTCAAGGGTCCGTGGAAGCGCAGGCTTGACAAAAGGCTAGGCCAATGTTAGATTGTGGGTTGCCACTCTCTGTTAAGTAACTGGTGGCGTTCCTTCTTGGGAGGAGGGGCGCTGCCGGTAAGAGAGACCGGGGAGGGGGCAGAGCAGGAATAGAAGACTAACATTAAACATATGAAAGACGATTGCGCTTATGAGAAAGCAGACAGTTAGGAGAACGGAAAGCGGCTGGCAAGAGTTCGCCCAACAGCAGCAGCAGGAGAACGGAGTCCAAGCCGGTCAGCGACCGCGAGTGGGCCAGAGAGCAGACAATGGCGCTCCGCGTTATACTAATGCGGATATGGTAGTGCTAGGCAATTCCTTTGACACTAATAGCATCATCGAGGCGATTCAGCGCTGGATACCGCCAGCGCACTGGTTTATGGACCAGTTCTTCCCCTTCGACCGGATTAGTGACAGTGACCTAATAACCCTGGATTATTATAAACAGGGGCGGTTAGTCGGGGGTCACATCCATCCGGCTAAGAGAGGGTTGGCCAGACCGCGAAAGCCCTATTTCACCAGCACCTACTCGCCTCCTCCCATCAAACTGGTTAGGGACTTGGATGCCCAGAGCCTCGCGAAAAGACGGATAGGCCGTAATGCCTTTGAGGGCTCCCCCGATGACGGGGCTATTCTGGCCGAAGATACCACGGAACTGCTCAACGAAATCATTAATGCCCACGAACTAATGTGTGCTCAGTTAATGATGACCGGCCAACTAATTATTGAGGACTGGGACGATAGAACAGTCATTGATACTATAACCCTGCCGGGAGTGCCTAATAGCGTGGTGGTAGCAGACGCGGATAAATGGGACAGGCCTAACAGCCCTTCGCCCTTCCTGCTCATCAAGGCTCTTCAAAGAATGATTAGCGGCTCGATGGGCGACTCCGCCGACATTATCTGTATGGGGAGCGCAGCGGCTGATGCTTTTGAAGAACATCCGGAAGTCAAGGCAGCCTATAATTTGCTATTTTTCCGCCAAGGGATGCTTCGAGCTACTGAGACGGAGAATACGGCGGTTTACTCGCTAGGGGACTACCGGGGGGTTCCTATTTATGTCAACGAGCAGAGTTATCTGGACCGGGACGGTAACACCAAGCCGTTTTTCCCGCCGGACACGCTGCTGGTGGCTAGCCGCAAGCAGTTTGGACTAATGGCCTTCGCCGCTTGTTATCAGACGGAGCCCGAGACTAATAGTGTAGAAGCGATTGCTGCGAAGTATGCGCCACAATACTGGCTCGACCACGGAGCCGACTGTCGCCGCTTCCGACTTCAATCAAGGGGTTTACCCTGCCTTCACGATGCTGAGTCGTTTGTCGTCGCCAAAGTGGTTTAGGAGCAGAACTAACAACAATAGAGAAAGGTAATGTTTATTATGAGTGTTACACCGAGGAACGCGGAGAACCCGCAAGCGCGGATGTGGACCGGCTGGCAAGGCGCAGCCGCTAGTCCTACCCCTGACCAAGACATCTGGGGAGCGCAGATAGTAGGGAAAGTCATCAAATCGGCCACAGTTAGCCAGGACATTGAAGGGGTGATGCCGCGAGGCTCTATCCTGACGGTAGACCCCGCTAGCAGCAAGTGCGTCTTAGCGACTGACGCCGCTGACCCTAACCTAGTAGGGGTGCTGGTCCACGACCTAGTGTTTACCGCTGACGAAACTGGCAATAACATTATTGACCAGACGGGGGCTATTGCTAAAAGTGGCGTCTTCCGGATGGACGCGCTAGTCTGTGGCGCTCCTGCTACGGTCCCGCAGTTTGAAGCGCCTCTTAGGATAAAAGGCATTTACTGCGAGGGCGCCTCCATTTACCCAGCGACCGGACCATAGGAGGAACGATTATGGACCTTGAAGAATTAGAGCGCTATAACTCGGACTTAGTGGCGGAGATTAGGGCTGATGCTGCCCTAGCGGAGCGCGAGCGTCAACAGCAGTTAGATGAGATGTTAGCCCCCGGCTGCGAGGCGATTATTGCCAAGGCGCGGAAAGACCCCTCGGTTAGCCCAGAGTCAATCGCCTTGGACTGCTTGAAGGCTTTTCAGGCGACCAGCGACTCTGACCAGCGGCTTAATGCGCTTAAACGCGATGCTGCTAGCGCCAGCAAACCGCCAGCCGGTGACGCTCCCCGATGGAAAGCCATTGTGGCTCAGGCTAACGCGAACGGTCGTCGCAGCAGATAGGAGTTTTATGCCTTATAAAGTGATTAAGGCCTTCTGGACCGGGAGCCGCATAGTAAGAGCGGGGGTTCTCTTGGAAGAGCCTCCGGAGGATGAAGCCTTTGGGGACTGCGTTCAGGAAATAGGCGAGCCGGAGGCCAGCGCGGAGGAAGCCGGGGTCGGCCTCTCTGAGGCGGAGGCTGAACCGGAGCCGGAAGAACCGGCTCCTGTGGCCAAGACTTGGCAAAAACCCTCGCCTAAGCCTTCGTTCAAGCCAGCGGCTATCGGGAGCGTCTCCAAGCACAAGCACAAGTTAAGGGCCAGATGAGCGATTGCGCTGTATATGCCGGGTGTGATGACGCACTAAGTTGGCCGTATGGCTTAGTGCGTAGGTATCAAGAGGGCTGCTCTGAGCCGCTGACCCCAGCCACGAGGAGGGGTCGTCGTAATGTCCGTCTGCCTTCCGGTTGCGCTTTGGGGGGTCAGCCGGTAGGGTCAGACCCTTCGGACAGCAGAGGCGTTCTTCTTGGCTCCTTCTTGGGGGTCGGCTGGCGGATACAGCATAGAGCGTGCCACACACAAGTTGGTGCGGCGCATTACTAACATTCGAAAAGCGTGTTAGGTATTAAAGCAATGGCCTACCGGCGAGGGCGAAGCAAATACAAGCGCTCCAAGCGCCCACGCCAGCCGCAGCACGCGTGGAAGGCTGCGAAGGAGAGCCGGATGCCCCGCGTAAGGAACGGCCAGCCGCTAGAAAAGCAGAACCTATTCTATGTCTAGAATAACCATTAACACCAGTTAATAAATATGAACAAAAAAACCCAAACTAACCTGCCGGTTAAACTCGCTAAGCCTAACATCAAGGAACTGGAAAGGATGCGGAGGGAGGCTCCCTTACCAAGCAAGAAAAAATGACGCCTACCCAGATGTTATGAACGAGATAATAGGCAGGTTAACGCCAGTTATCGAAGCGACGGTTGACGAAGGCCTAGTCATCCACGACGCGGCTATTCGGGGAGTCCTCCGCCTGAGAGCGCTAGGAGGCGACCGCTATGAAGTCGACCTAACGGGCTGCTTGCTCCTTCCGTTGAGCGCAGAGCAGCGCTATGTCGAGCACCCAGCGGCTAGGCCTGGGAGTCAGCCGGTCTTCCTTGCTGCGCAGCCGGTCCCGGTTAAGCCGCTTGCTGTGAAGGCTTAACATCAGCTTAAGGCTAAGGCTTGCTCCCAAGTCATCGGTCGGGTAAAGCCCTGACCGATTTCATTATACTAACCAACCCTAACTAGCGAGCAATCCTTACAGTTCGACATCAGGATAGCCATCGCTAACAAAGTGGTGCCTATAGTGCGCAATACAGATACGCTTCGCCTCCTCTAAAGAGGAGCAACCGTCTGAAATTCCAAGACCAGACATGCTGCTAACTGGCCAATACTGGCCACCATTTTCAGAAATTGTGTACTCATACTCTTCAGAGAACTTCCACGTCCACGCCTTCTGGTATTTCCCATCTCGCCAGCCAAACGAGTCTTGCCAATCAACTTTCATTTCTTCGATCCAAGCAATTCGTTACCCCACACCTCGGTTTTCAGAGGTCTTCCGTCGGAGGAAACAGCTGGGACTGTTCCGCCCTATGACCTGGAATAAACTCCAAGACTTCTTTGACCTTATAATGCGTTACATATTCCCCCTTGGAATTTTTGCGTTCAATCATTTCAAGTCTTACTTTGTAGGTGTCGCCAACAGACACCCCTCCACGGGCCATAACATCCGCAGCGATGGTACTCTCTCCTATGTCAATAATTTCTACCCTGTTGTTAAATTTAAACTTCCATTTTTTAGGCTTTGTAGCCAGTGTGCAATTGTGAACAACGATGTGCGCGGTGACAATTTGTGGCTCTACGGTGTCTGTGTCGGTAGTGGATACACGCAATGCCCTTGCGCTCGCAGCGTCTATCGTTAACTGACGTTTGTTCTCATAAATAAAAGACTGCTCGGTTATTCCATAGGATTCCGATACAGGATTCGTCATTGTCTTTACACTCTCGATTACTTTGGGATCTTTCGAAAGCTTGTATACCGGTTCCGGGATATTCATGTTGATGATGGTAGTGTTGTTATCACCCTTAACACGAACGTTAACCGTGGGGCCGTTAACACTAGTTTTAGTCTCGGCTGATTCCTCTTTGCGATTTCCTTTCCACCAAAGGTATGGGATAAGGCCTCCGCCAATCGTTTTAATAAATCCAAGAAATTCTAGGATGTGTTTGGCGTTTTCTACATTTAGTTGCGGGAGCAAAGCGGCGGCGGCATCCCATGCCATTTGAACCACCGATAGTTGCAGCGTCACGCAACTAGCGTCTACATCCGCGCTCAAGAGAACCGTTACTTGCGCCTTTTCGCCATTCAAGACAAAGTTCGCTTGCTTGCAGAGTTCTCCAAAAGCAAGCAAAGAAGGAGCCAAAAGCGTCACGTCCATTTGATGGGACTTCAACTCTGGGCCATCAAATTTTATCATTAACACCGATTCAACCGCTTTGGCATGCTCGGGAAGGGGAGCCATCTCACAGGATTTATGACTTTTGAAAACCTCATGTCAACCAAAATTGAGCTTGATGTGGCGAATGTTGGTTTCATCTAGGTTAAGGGCAGACAAGGCGGGGTCTTTTGCTCGGCTGGCGAGAGCGGAGGCGGATAAATAGCCCAATAGTGTTCCGCTTCAGAGTACGGCGTGCCACCGACATAATGCTTGAAGCTGACCACTGTGGAGGTATGGCCCAAGATGAGGGCCAATTGATCCAGGCGCTGGTGATAGTTAACCCAGTTAGTCGCAAAGCTATGGCGCAAAGCATTCTGTGGGTATTTCAGCTGATGCGGAGCTGTCGCTGCTGCCCAATTAGCCTCGCGGGCGGATCGCAGGGTCTGAGGGGTAAAAGGTACTAATTGTCCCGATCGATGAGGCTGGCAGCGTTCTAACCAAGCGAGGGCATTATCGCTAATCGGCGGAAAACGCTTAACACCGGTTTTGCTAATAGCTGCCGGTACGATGATCTCCTTTCGGTCCAGATTGAGGTGATCCCAAGATAGCCTCTTCATCTCGGCTATGCGAATGCCGGTAAAGAAGCCGACCGTGAGAATTGGGAGAAGCTCGAGCCGATGATTAAGCGCGTCTAATAGCATCGCTTCCACCACAGGGTTCGAGATAATCTCAGGCTCCTTGGAGCGGCGATGGCGGAATTCGAGGCGAAGCGCAGGATTAGCCTTCAGCCAACCTTTCTTGGCTAGGCCCCAATTTAGGACCGCTCGTAGGTAGCGCAAATCAGCATTATATTGAGCGTCTGGGAGGGGTTGTAAGACGACTGCGCAATCCTCAGCAGTTAAGTCACAAGCGGCTTTGCGCAGCAGGCCTGCAGCTTCGAAGCGACGCTTGCAGTAGGTTATTTTCAGCAGATAATCGTCCGTCTTGTGATCTCGCGCTTGGATGTACTCCTCAAAAAGTCGCCCGAGCGGAACGCTTGAGGATCGATCGCGCACGGCAGCGATGTATTGTTCAATGATGCTGAGGGGCGAGGTTTTGATCCCGGCTTCGCGGAGGAGTTCCAAGGCGGTATCCGCCTCGGCCATTTCATGCGGCGTGAGGGCATTGAGACCTCGGCCATGCCAGTGAATCCGCTTCTTCATTTGCTTGGAAGCTTTCAAGGCCTCCTCGCGGCTGGCGAAGATCAGTCGAGAGCGCTTCCCGGTCTTACTGACCGCAGGCGGAATATTCAAGATCCAGCGCTGGCGCTTGGCGTCGAAGTGCGGCGAAAGATTAAATCGGAAGCTCATTGGTTTTTTCTTTGACAAGTGCCCTCAGTGCCCTCATTTTTAACACACGCTGACCTGTAACACAAGTTAGCGCGTGCTAAAGCTCCTTGGAAACGAGGGAAATGCGAAATATGACCACGTATCTCTTAATCACTGGGTTGTTGGTTCGATTCCAACGCGGTGCATCCCTCAACGCCAACGACTTATCAGAATGGAGCGGTTGATGGGCAACATCGTTATTGGCGTCTTCTTGGCTTAAAAGCGAAGTTCCGAAAACCGCGCCGGTTATTGATGCGATCATGGCCTCCATCCTCAAGAGCCGCTCCATCGAACCTACATGGACTACGACGACAATCCATCCGTTGAAATGCTGTTTCGACAGGCTTCAATGACGGCACACACTTACTTTCACGAAGCAATTGAAGCTATTGATAGTTGCTTCGGTGAAGGATACGCCCAAGAACATCCAGAATTAATCGGCGCTTTTATGCAGACTACCGCGCTCGATCGTGGTCGCGGGACTGTCCGCAATAGGGTTTACTACAAGAAGTCCGGGTGCACCTGGAACCGCTTGCGAAAATTACTTGCCCCGAGTCGGATCCGCAAGTCGTGATCCGGCCCTTCCACGGCACACTTGAAAGCGAGAACACCTTTGCTACTGGTGGCAAGTCATTCGGTATAGCCAAAGACCTGGGCGTCGGGCCGTTTAAGGAGGAATTCATTCGCAAACTTCTGGACGAACGAATCGTCCATCGGCGAGTTAACGCCGCTCTGGCAAATGAACAACTTGACTTTCCCGTTGAAATCCAAGGGGAGGGCTTCCTTCTCAACATTCAGCAGCATTTGCTCCACCTCATAAGGCTTCAAGTAGCTCGCTGAGTTCGCAACCACACCTTCTGGGTAGATTCTTACTACCGGCGTGTTTGTTGGGATCACAGTGGCCCACGACGTAAGAGTTGATGAAGCTCGCCTTCTTCCTCCTTGTGGAGGTCTTGAAGTTGCTTCTTGCCCGCGCCATCCCAAAAAACGACTTCAAATGTCTGCTTGGCCGCCTTTTCCTGCTCCACCTGAGCCGGATTGAACGGCGGCTTCAGATCCTTGGCCGTGTTTTAGAGGTCTTCGACGCTTTATGGGTTCTTTTCCCATAGGAGTCGGCCCACTCCTCGACATCTTTGGCCGTAACTGGGCACGCACTCTTCGGCCAGGGGACGTAGATGATTCTTCTCATGGGATCCCTCGTTGAACTTGGGCCATCTGGCAGAAGGACAGTCATTCTTGCGGCCTTGACTCTGCCGAGGTTGAGCGCATCAAGGTCGAAAATGGCCGGGGATCAGCCGCCCGTCCCGATAGATGGAACCCTAAGGGAGTGAAAGGACAGGGGCCAAGAATAATCCACCCTGCCGGAACCGACTTGGCCGGGTTGCTGGAGCAGCTCCAGGCCGATCAGGGAGAACGATTCCACTGGCCGCTGTTCTCCTACGATGAGTCTTACCCCACCTATGCGTGGACTAGGGCGGCTGAGGCTTTTTACGATGACCGGCATAAGGACCGGTTGCGTTGCGAGGAGGAATTGAATCGGAGACGGAGAGTAGCTTCAACCACCCCATGATCGGCATTGACAAGCTCACCTCGGCTGACGTTGGCAAATGGATTGTCTACTCGATCCTGCCGCCCTGCCGCGATCGCGGACGGCTCAAGAGCTGGACCAAGCAATTCGTCTACGTGGTCTTCCGCTGCGGTGGGAACTGGGCCGATTACACCGATTACACCGCAGCGCCTACGTTGCCGGAATATCTGGATTTCCTCTCCCCAACGGTCTCGGAGAAACTCGCACTTTACGGTTGCACAGCAGCGTTATCCGGGCGCGAACATCTAACGCTACTTGTCGGAAAGGAAGAGATCGCCTTGGCTTTCATCCGTCACTTCGGCTCCATAAAAGCGTTGTCCCGCGCTTCCCTTTACCAGCTCCGCCAATTCCTGCCCGCCGTAAAGCCAAGGCGGTAATGGCTGCCTTCTCTGTGTCTATGATCGCAGAGAGTGAGCATGCTCGTTCTCAAATCTTCGATAATCCGGAATCGGTGTATCGCGCCTGCGCCGATATGAAACTTTTTAGTCAGGAAGTCCTTCGATGTGTGCTCTTCGATACAAGACAACGCTTGATCTCCTGCGATATGGACGGGGCTTTGGTTGACTACAATAAGCCCTCGTCCATCATAGATAGAAAAGGACTAACGATA